CGCGTCCGTTCCGGAATTGCCGCGAAATGCCGGCGGGGCGACCCGCCGGCATTTTCTTTGGTTCATCGCGGATTGGAGCGGAAGGCGCTCCAGCGCTCGCCCATCATGCCCGCGCAGGCGGGCATCTGTTTTCCAGAGGCGGTTCGGAGCCCGGCCGGGCGCCTCCAATGGGCCCCAGCCTCCGCGGAGGCGACGGTCCGGGGTCCCCGCCGACGCTCCTGAAGCGCGACGTTTGAACTTGGAGCGTCGGACACTTGATCCTGGAGCACACTCGCTCATCCTCGTAGCGCCTTTTCGGGAGCCTCTCAGAAGCACCTGAGAGGCCCCTCATGATGGCTGCCGGTCTTCGCGATGGCAATGCCCGCGAAGACGGTCTAGCGGCTCACGCGCTGATCCCCGCCGCCGTTCGGAACAGATCGTCGACCTGGGCATCGGACAGCCCCAGCGCCGCCGCCATGGTGGCGATCGTCGGCGAGGTGCGGACGAACTCCTGGGCATCCGACCAGGCCAGCCGCGCCAGGACGTCGGTTGCCGGATCGGCCATCAGCGTCTCGACCTGATCCAGCAGCCCCGCCAGGTGCAGAGCGGCGCGGGCCTGGAAGCGCGACACGGCGGGCGGCACCGACGGGGTGTCGGCCGGAGCCGGGACCAGCCCGCCGGCCGGGATGGGCTCGATGTCGCCCGGGGCGTCGACGACGTAAGCCGCGGCGGCCGCAGGCACCTCATTGGCGCGGATGATCGCGGTGAAGCCCGCCACCCGCTCGCCGGGATCGATCAGGTTGCCTTCGGCGTCGTAGGCCGGCCGGCGAACCCACCGCGTGGCGTCGGCGATGCAGTTGGCCCAGCCCTCCTCGCCGCGGTAGGCCGGCAGCGCGTTGGCCAGTTCGGCCTCGGTCGGCGCGGTCAGAACGATGTCATGCATGATCCGGGTCTCCTTATGCGGTCAGTGCCTGCAGGGTGGCGTTGGACAGCCGTCGCGGGAAATAGAGCACGTCGGCGATCCAGCCGTTGAAGTAGGCCGTTGTGCCGCGCCGGCCGATGTCGAGCAGGTTGACGGTCGGCACCGTTCCGGCATTGGCCGTCGACACGGCGCCCCCATTGGCGCAGGCCGCGAAATCGTTGGCCTTGTAGGCGAATGCGGCGCGGAACTCAGTGTCATCGGCCGCCACACCGATCGACAAACTGGCCTGCACGCCGCCGGAATCGTAAACCTGGGCGTAGATCGCGTCGGCGCTGCCGTCGAGCACCGAGATCGTGATCAGGTTCGCGGTCGTGCCGTCGGACAGGGCGAGAGCCGAGGCAACCGCCGAGCCACCCAGTGGCGCCCGCGCCCGCACCAGCAATGTGCCCTCGGCGGCGTTGAAGCCGAAGCCGCTGGTGGGGATGTTGGCGATCTCGCCGCCGCGGGTGACCGAGGCCGAGCCGGTCGGCGTGTAGCTGGCGGCGAAGCTGCTGATTGCAACCTGGGCGCCCCACAGATAAAGCCCCGAGGAGCCGTCGCCGCTGTACGACACCGACCCGGTCGAGGTCGCCAGATAGGCCTGCATCTGGCCGGTCGTCGAACTCGCGTTGAGCTTGCCGGTGAGCTTGCAACGGAACCAACCATTGCCGCAGCTCTCGATGGAGGCAGCCACGTCGCTGCCCGCACCAAAGGCGTTGACGTTGGTCACCGAGCCGGCCGCCAAATCGAAATAGGCCTGCACCCCGTCGCCCGCGTTTCGCCAAAACAGGGCGATGATGCTGCGTTCGGCTCCCTTGGCGAAGACCGAGACGGTGTAGACCGTGTTCGCCACGATCGAGATCGACTGCTGGACGTAGTGGCTGGTCGAGGCGCTGGAGTCTTCGACGATCTTATCGGCGGTCGCAGCGCCGTCCGGCGCCGCTAAAGCATTGGCCGAGACGCTGCATCGCGTCTTGGTGTGGGCGGCGTTGTCGAATGCCTCGGAGTACAGGCACAAATTGGTGCGCGTCTCCTCGATCAGCAGCCCCTTGCCGCCGCCGCTGGCGGGAATGCTGTCCAGCCGCGGCTGGTTGGCGGCGGCGGTCTTCATGACGCCGCGCTGGTCCCAGTAGGTCGCGGTGCTGCCGCGCAGGAACGACAGCCGCGGGTCGATCAGGCCGCGCGCGAACGGCAGCCGCAGGGTGGGGTCGACGAAGCTCATGTCAGTAGACCTCGAACGATGTTGGGGACGTGCGGACGACCAGGCCGCGGCCGCCGTCGGCGATGGCGACCGAGGCGCCGCCGTCGACGGTGTCGGACCCGGACGCCGCCATGGTCAAAATGCCGCCGCGTGCCTTCAGATGCCGATGCCAGCCCGGCGGGCAGTCGGCCGCCGGCGGCAGGGTCAGGGTGATGCTTGCGGTGGCGCGCAGGCACTGGCGCAGCGGCCCGGGAGCCAGTGCGGCCGAGGCGCCGTGCGCCACCTCGTGCAGCCCGACCAGCGCCTCGGGATCGACGGAGGCCCCGCCGCCGAGGCGCCAGTGCTGCACCAGGTCGAGCGGGCCGGCGCCGGTGTCCTCGCCGGCGGCGGTGCCCAGGCTCGGCGTGCCGGTCAGGTCGCCATAGGCCCCCGAGGTCGCCACCGCTGCCAGGTCGCCGGGCTGCACCGCGCTGTCGGCCAACGCGCCCTGCGCCGCCGTCGCGTAGTCGCTCGCCGCCGTGGTCGCCGCCGTGCCCAGGCCCAGCGTCGACCGCTGCGCCGCCGCGTCGGCGGCGTCGAGCAGCGCCTTGCCGGCCGTGGTGATGTTGGCGGCCAGCCAGTCCAGATCGGCGTCCCAGGCCTGCACCGTCGCGCCGATGTCGCCGGCCAGCAGCACCCGCACCCAATCGGCCGCCCCGGGCGCCGGATCGCGGCAGACGTAGAGGTCGTCGGTCGACGTATCCCGCCACCAGTAGCCCCGCCGGGCGCCGATGGTCGGCCGGTCGTCGGCGGTCGTTGGGGCGGACGCCGCCTCGTACACGACCAGGCCGCCGGTCGGCAGGGTCTTCATCATCCGGCGGCAATCCAGCTGCCCGACGACGCCCAGACGATCTCCCTGGAGGTGCCGGCGGCAATGGAGATCGTGGCGGTGCCGTTGATGGTGTCGGCGCCGTCGCCGTCGAGCGTGATGGTGCCGCCGCCGTTATTGGCGACCGTGACCACCCAGCCCGCCCCGGCCTCGGCCGCCGCCGGCAGGCCGACCGTGTAGGTGCCGTTGGTGCAGTTGATCAGCTTGCCGAAGTCGGCGACCACCAGGGTCGCCGCCCCGGCAAGGGACTTGACGAACTTGCCGCGGGCGGCGCGCTCATCCAGGAACGCCATCTCGCCGAGCTGGTAGTGCCGCGGCACCAGCAGGCCCGACCAGCCGATGCCGGCGGTCTCTCCGGCGACCGCCAGGATCGCGCTATGCTGAGTGCTGATCGTCGCGGCCGCGTCGGCGATGCCGCTGGCCAGCGCGGCGACCGCATTGAGATCGCCGACATAGACGGCGCGGAAGCCGCCGCTGGCGTAATGGCCCGACGTGCGCGCCGATAGCCGCGCGATGTCCGACGTGTTGATGGTCATGCGACGATCTCCTCGAGCTCGGCACCGAAGGCCTGGCGGTCGTAGTAGGTCTGTTTGATGCGGTCGAACCGGCGCAGCCGCGCCAACATGTCGCGGCGGTGGCGGCGGACGGCGTCATCGGCGTCCGGGATCACCACGACATAGCCGGTGTGGCCGGCCAGCCGCTCCATCTCCAGCACCTGTCCGAAGGCCTCGGCGTCGGTCAGGTCCTCGAGCACGAAATCCCAGGCCCGGTTGGCCGGCCGCGCCCGCTTCGGATAGATCACGCCGCCGAGGCTGAACTCGACCTCGCCGTCGTGATGCTCCCAGCCCAGCGACGGGTTCCAGGTGTAGTTGTGCAGGGGCGACCACAGCGGCCCGAGCCAGCCGAAGCTGGCATCGAAATGGCCGGCCGGGTTGCCGACATCGTCGACCTCGACCGCCCAGTAGCGCGCCTTGACGGCGGTGAAGGCATGCAGGAATTGGATCGGATAGCCCTCGCGGTCCTCTTCCGACAGGGTGCCGGTCCACCAGTTGTCGTCCTCCCATTCGAGGTCCTCGGGCAAATAGATCGCCGTCCATATGTCGATCCACCCCGAATCGTACATGTCCGACGCCCATGGGCTGCTGCCGGCCGTCAGGCGCAGCTTGCCCACCGTGGTGGCGTTGTGCCCGAACAACCCGAACAGCTGCGTCGTCCGCGCCGTTTTGAGGTCGATGAGAACCTTGGTGCTGGCCGTGCTGGCGTCGGTGCTGCGGGCGAGGCGCGACAGGATGCGATCGGCCAGGTTCGCCGCCGGCGCCGAGCCCAGCCACGACCCGCCGGAGATCGTCACGCCGTCGTAGGCGGTCAGCCAGTTGCGGTACGAGATCTGCAGCTTGGCCATCGTCAGCCCCACAAGGTCAGCGTCATGGTGTCGCGGGCGCCGGTGGTCTCGATGCCGAGGCAGACGAAGTCGCGGCCGGCCGCGTAGCCCAGCTGCGCCGTGGCGATCCGCAGTTCGGTGCCCAGGTCGATCGCCGCGTTGGTCCGGTCGAGACGCACCTTGACCCGCACCATGTCGCGGCGTGTGCCGTACAGCGCCTGCAGCCGTGCCGCCTCCGCCTCGGCATCGGCCTTGGCGACCAGCAGCGTCTGGCGGCGCAGTTCCGGCGCCAGCGGGTGCTTGGCGGCGACGGCGGCGTCCTCGGCGGTCTCCACCGTCCGCCAGGCGCTGCCCAACCAGGCGCGGTCCTCTTCGGCCACGGCGCCCAGCACCTCGGTCAGGACGGTGGGGTTGTGGTCGTAGTCGAGCAGAACCCGGCGCACCGGCAGGCCGTTGCCGGCGTCGTTGGTGGCCTGGCGCTCGATCGCCAGGATCTCCACCTCGGTCAGGGTCATGACCGGCGCGCCGGGGGCGACCAGGCGCCCGAGCCGGAACACGCCGGCCAGGTCGAACCAGTAGTAGGCGCCGATGCTCTCGCACAATTCGTCGAGCACCTCCAAAACCGTCCGCGCCTCGGCCACGTACAGGCCGACCGGCGCCGGCGCCGCGGCGGCCACGGCGGCGATCGCCGCGGCATCGACCTCGGCCGCCGTCAGGCCGCCGGCGCTGGTGGCGATGCGCTCGATGATCTCGGCGGCGGTGGTCACGTAGCCACCGGCGGAGTCGCCGCGCACGTCGGCGGTGACGCCGCCGGCCCGCGAGCCCAACCGGAACAGACCCAGCGCGATGCAAGTGGCGTAGGTGCCTTCCGCCACCGCCGCGCCCTGCAGCGCCGCCAGATCCGGGTAGTCACCGTCGAAGTCGTAGGGGACGCCGAGGTCGCGCACGGCGTCGATGCCGGCGACGGCGCCGTCATTGACCTGGAAGATCAGCAGCGCCGCGTTGACCAGCACCGGCGTGACGTTGCGCTTCGACCCCCAACAGCGCGGCTTGGGCTGGCCGGCGATCTCGGCGCCGCCCTCGATGCCGGCGGTCCCGACATTGGTGCCGGCATAGCGGTTGCTCTGCAGTGGCCGGTCCAGCTCGGCCAGGCGATCGCGCAGCCGGATCACGGCGCGACTGGCCGATATCTCCGGCAGGTCCATGGTGCCGCGGAAGACCCGCGTGAACTCGGACGGAAACGCCCCGCCCTGGGCGCCGACCCAGATGCTGATCGCGCGGCCGTCGAGGCCGTAGTCGAGCAGATGGTCGAGGCCGCCGTCATCGTTGATCAGCACCATCGCGCCGGCGCCGACTTGGCTGCGCCCTGCGGTGCGGCCGTCGGCGAAGACCATGCGCGACATGTTCGCCGGTTCCAGGATGCGCGGGTCGAAATGGGTGCTCGCCGGCGTGTCCGTGGTGCGGCTGGTAAAGCCGGTGCCGCTGGCCCAGCGCAGGGTGGCCAGGCCGGCGCCGGTATGCGCCTCGGCCTCGACGGCATAGACCTGCAAGGCCGTCATCGCGCCACCGCCCGGCGCAGCGGCGCCTCCAGTTCCTCGAGACGCGTCTCCAGTCGGGCGATCGCGGCCCGTAGCGCCCGGTTCTCGGCCGCCGCCTGGCCCGCTGCCCGCTGGGCGGTCGCCTCGAGCGTGGCGGTGACCCGGCGCAGCTCGGCGACGGTTTCGCCGCTGTCGTTGGCGTTGGCGGCCAAGCGTTCGAGCAGACGGCTGTGCGGCACCGAGAACACCCGCTCGCCGGGCATCAGCAGCGCCGGCACGCTGTCGCGGCCGGGAGTGCCGCCGGTGACCAGGCCGCCGGCCGCGAAACCCGGCAGGTCGAGCGAGCGGCCGAGGCCGGCGATCGCCGCGCGCACGCGCTCCTCGATCTCGACGAAGCCGCGCGTCGATCCGAACACCGCCTGCGCCGCCTCGAGCAGCGCGCTGGCCTGGCCGGTGACGCGCTCGAACGCCGCCTCGTCACCGCCCCGCGCCGACGCGACGATGGTGTCGAACTGCCGCTGCGCCTCGGCCAGCTTGTCGGTCGGGCTTAGGCTCGACAGGTCGCCCAGCACCTGCGCGTCGAGCCACTCCCGCAGCGACCGCGCCGCCGCGAGCTGCTGCGCGGCGGTCCGGCGCTGCTCGTCGACCATCCGCTCGCCGTACTGTTCCAGGACCTGCAGCCGCTTTTCCGCGATCAGCCGCTCGGCCGTCACCAGGTCACCGCCGATCGTCTTGACGTCGCGGCGCAACGCGATCGCCCACTCGGCCCATTGCTCGAGGGCCAGCGCCTTGGGGTCGGTCAGGCCGAGCAGCTCGCGGCGCAGGGTCTCGTTGACATTGTCCCTGATGATGCCGAGTTGGTTGCGCTCGGCCGCCGTGACCTGGGCCGGATCGAGGCCGAAATCGGCCACGCCTTCCTTGAGCGCCTTCATCTGCGCCTTGAAATTGTCGATCATCGCCGTGAAGGGCGACTGCGCCTTCTCGGCCGCCTTGCTCATCTCCTCGAGCGCCGCCACCAGCCCTTCCTTGGTGCGCAGGAAGTCGTCGAGCACCCGCGTCACGCTCGCTTCGGTCGGGGCGTCCTCCATGTCCATGAGCGCGCGCCTCAGGGCCTTCGGCACGTCCTCATAGAGGCCGTTGAGCAGCCCCCTGCGGAGCTGCAGGAACATCTTGTCCCTGATCTCGGACTCGCTCTTTCCCTGGACGTAGACCCCGTATTGGCCGCCGCTGTACGTATCGATCTCCAGGTCGAGCGTCTCTCCGACCTTACGGAACAGGCCGACCAACGCCTTGCCGATTTCGCCGGTGGCTTTCGACGGGTAACCACCCTCGGTGATCGACGTGTAGCCGAACCCCTTCTCGCCCCGGGGCTCGACCACGACCCTGCCGTAGGGGTCCTTTTTCTTGCTGCCGAACAGGCCGCCGATCGCGTTTCCGAGGAACGCGCCGATGGCGGTCCCGACGGACGGAATCGGAATGAACGAGCCGGCGATCGCGCCGAGAGTGCCGCCGATATTGGCGGCCATGCCGCGGTCGCCGAGCAGCAGGTTGGCACCCAGGTTGCCGACGAAGCCGCCGGCCATCCCCGACAGGCTGCTCAAGTTGAGGCCGGCATTGCCGAATGTCGCCGCCGTCTCGGCGCCGCCGAGCCAATTGCCGACACTGGCGAAAGTGTTGCCCATGGCCGCGCTGCCGGTGGTCCAGGTCGCGCCGGAGAACAGCGACGAGCCCATGCTGAGCGCGTCGCCGCCGTAGCCGAACCCGCCACCCCCGCCGCCGCCGGCGATCTGCCCGGCGATGTTGGCGACCTGCCCGCCGGTGCCGCCGCCCGACCCGCCGAACAGCGCCGGCGCCGATCCGACGACGCGGGTGGCGATCGGCAGCACGATCTGCGCCTTGATCGCCTCGATGGCGATGCGCCGGAACAGGTCCTTGAACGACTGGACGATGTCGAACTTCCTGTCCTCGAGCACGATCGAGTCGTACAGGGTCTCCGACCAGTCGTCGGCGATGTTGTCGGCGACGCGGTTGAGCTCGCGCGCCGTCTGCTCGGCCGCCCGCTGCTGCTCGCGCGCCGCGTCCTCGGCGGCGCGTTCGGCGTCCTTCTGCGCGTCGGTGGTCGCCTTGATGGCGCGCTCGAGGTCGCGGTTGTGGAGCACGAGTTCGGCGATTTGGCGGCCCTCCTTCGACTTGAGGTCGATGCCCTGTTCGCGCAGCGCGTTTTCGACGGCAATTAGGTCCTGAACGGTCTGCAGGGCCGAGGCGCCTTCACGGTGCGCTTCCTCGAGGCGCACAAGTTGCTCGTTTTCCAGCTCCAGCGTCTCGACGTAGGTCTCGATCTTCTCGCGGGCTTCGTCGCTCTCGAAACTTTCCTTGGACTTGATCGCGTCATCGATGCTCTGGCGAATCTTGTCGAACTCGGCCTTGACCTTCGCCAGCGCCTCTGCCTGCTGGTTGATGGCCGTGTAGTCCACGAAGGACTCAAACATCGGGTCGGCGCTCGGGTCCTGCGTGATCGCGTTGACCGCGGCGGCCTGCGCCAGCAACAGGTCGAGCTGCGCCTGCGCCGCCGTGACCTTGGCGCTGACGTTCGCCAGTATCTCGGCGCGCTCCTCACGGAGCAGCTGGGCCGACGTCTTGGTGGCGTCGTTCAGCCGCTTGGCGAAGGCCTCGGCCTGTTCGATCGCGTCTTCGTACTGCTCGATGGCATCTGCGGCGCCCTTGGCGGCGTCGTCGGTGTCCCAGAACGCCACCGCCAGCGCGCCCACCACGGCACCGGCAGCGCCAATGACGGCGCCCCACGGCCCGAAGGCGCCGAGCATCTGCGAGCCCTGCTGGGTGAAGGCGACGACCGCATTCTGGCCGCTGGCGATTTGGACAGCGAAGTCGCCGACCTGGTAACCGGTCTGTTGCAGAACGCCGCCCAGGCGCTGAGCGCTTTTCGATCCGGCGGCAATGGCTTGGCTGGAGAGGTTGTGGGCGGCGGTGACTTGTTTCATGCCCGTGACCTGCGCCGCGAAGCCCGCCTTCGTGCGCGCGAGAGCGGCGGCGTACTCGTGCTGATTGATAGCGCCGACCTTCAGGGCCCGGTTCACCTCGGCTAGCTCAGCCCGGTACTTTTGCTGGGCGGCGAACAGCGGGTTGTACTTGGCGCGCAGGCCGTCCAGCTCGCGGCCATAGGCCTCGATGTCCGCGGCACGTTTGGCGAAGTCGCCGGCGCCAGCCTTGCCGATGCCTTCGATGCCGGCCTTGGCCTGCTCGGCGGCCTTCTTAATCCGCTCGAAAGCCGCATCGCCGCGTTCGCCGATCTGCTCCAGGGCACGCCTGACCGTGTCGGCGTCCTGCGTAGACAGCCGGATGACGTAGTCTTGAGCATTCGCCATCGTTCAGTCGTTCCCTGGGTGCAGTTCCGAATGAGCCGTCGAAAGGACGGCGAAGGCATCGAGCATCGTCGCCGCCTGGTCGCCGGCGCCGCCGGCTTCCGGGAGATGGCCGACGCTCATGCCGCCCGCGTACATCCGCCACAGCCTGACCGTCTCGTGATCGCCGTCGGTCAGGCTGTTGGCGGGGTTTTCGGTGTAGGTCTCGCCGTAGAGAGACCAGCCGGCGCCACCGTCTAGCGGTTGGTCGCCTTGGAACGCCCCCGGCTGCTCCGCGACAGCGAGGGCGATTCGGAGTTTTTTTCCTGAGCCTTGCTGACATGCATCAGCCCGATGGCGTGCCAGCCGATGGTGCGCAGATCATCGTCCTCGAGCTGCGCCAGCGTCTCGTCGGTGGTGACGCCGTTCTTGCGCACGAACTCGCCGTCGACGTTCTCCCAGCCCAGCAGGAACAGGCGGGCCGCGATCAGCGGCGCCACCTCCATCCAATACTGGTGGTCGCCTTCCAGCGCCGCGAACGGGCCATGGAAGGTGCGGACGTGGCGAGAGACCTCGGCGATGCGCGCCGCCAGTTCGCGATCCTCGCTGCGCTGCTCGCGCGGCATCGCCTCGAACGCGTCGATATCCTCGATCAGCGCATCCTTGTTGGCCGGATCGAGCAGCCGCACGCCTTCGCGCAGGGCCTCAAAAAAAGCGGACTCGCCGGGGAAAGTCGCGCCGGCGGCGGTGACCTGGCGTCGCCAGTTGGCGCGCTCCAGGTAGGAGGCGGTGCGAATCAGGAAGACCGGCGCGGGGTCGCGCTCGGCCAGGTGCGGCGGCGTGTAGCGCTCCACCGTCTTGGTCGAAGTCGGAAGCATGGTTCACCTGTCGAGGAAGGGTGCGGCGGCCGGGCCTCGACTCCCAGCCGCCGCCATCCGCGCGGATATGCCGTCGAGGAAGCGTTCTGCCTCAGTAGAAGCAGAGGTAGGCGCCGCCATCCTGGCCAACGCAGTCGAACGGCACCGTCACGGCCGACAGACCGTTACGGTCGGCCGGCGTCTGGTTCGTGAACAGGCCGGCCGGGACCGTCAGGCCGACGCGGTTGCCGGCCGTCGAGCCGTAGCGGGCGTGGATGATCCGCTGCGCGCCGGCCCGGAAATCGGCCATCACGTCGCGCGTGGCGATCAGCGTCTCGAGCGGGTCCATCTGGCCCTGCATGTTGCGGCTGACGATCTCGGCCGGGTCATAGCCTTCGGTGGCGTTCGGATTGTCGGGGTTTATCACCTGGGCGTTGGCATCGACGGACAGCGCCGCCATCGCCGAAGCGACGCGGTTGACCAGCGCCTTGCCGCCCTTCCAGATCGGCGGCCGTGTGGTGTCGTACGTCGCCGTCGGCACCGCGGCGTCGGTCTTGGCCTCGAAGATGCCGTTGAACTGGAATCGGATGCGCCCGGGGCCGCCCGACTGCAGCGCGAACCCGGTGGTGCCGCGGCAGCCGACGAACTCGTAGAGAACGCCGTCCATGTAGACGTACATCGTGCCGGCCGAGATCGAGCTCGACGCCGGCGCGTACAGGACGTTCGCGGGGATCTGATAGCTCGTCGAAGCGTCAATCGCGCCCGACATGGTATCCGTCAGGGTCGCCAGCTTGGCCGCGGTGTAGTCGGCGATGAAGGACGAGCCCTCGACGTTGCCGGTGAAGTCGATCGGCATGCCGTTGTAGGCGTCGGCCGTCGACGAGGCCGAAGTGCCGAGGGTGGCCGTGGTGGTCGAGCCGGTGGCGCCGCAGGCCTCGGCCGAGGCCGGGACGGCGGTTCCGGTCAGCGTCTCGGCCCAGCCGCAGGCCTTGAGCAGCGGCCCGAACTCCGGCGCCGTGCCGGCGGTGCCGGAGCCCTTCAGGTAGACGTCGCAGCTGATCTGCGCGGTCATGCCGCCGACGATCGCGCCGCGGCTGTCCAGCGAGCCCGTCACCTCGTTGGTGCGGACGATGTTGGGGTTGAACTGGATCTGCGGGTTTTCGACGAGCACCGCGTCGTCGGCGGCGACGGGCGAGGCATCGGTGCCAGCCGTGGTCTCCGTCTTGAACAGCACGACGGCATTGCGGGAGCGAAGCGCGGCCATGGATTAGCCCTCCTTCTTCGGCTGATCGGCCGGCTTCTTCGCGGGCGCCGGCGGGGTGGCGGGAATTTCGGTCTTGGTCGTGACGGCAGGCCTGGGCGCCGCCACCGGGGCACGGTGCGGTTTGTTGGTCATCAGTCTCTCCGGGGTGGCTTTAAGGCGCGACCGTGTAGGGGTCGCCGGGCACCGTCCAGTAGTCGACGGTGAAGGTGCAATTGAACGCCATGGCCGGGGCCGAACCCTCCGAGCGGTCGAGGTCGGCAACCATGGGGCCTTCGCGAACGTCGATGGCGAGCCCGCCGAGGGTGCGATCCGCCAGCACAGCAGAAACCAGCTTGCCGTGATGATCGGACAGCGCCGGGCCAAGCAAGGCGTCGGTATCCGCGGTCACAAAACCCTCGACCGAAACCTGAAGCTGGTAGGTCGTGCGGCCCGAATTGTCGTCGGAGGGCTCGTCGTGGCCGCCGTCGACCTGGACAAAAGCCGGCATCGCGGCGTGCGGGACTTCGCGGCGGCGATTGCGGTAGGTCGTGACCCCTGCAATGCCGGAAAGGACCGTATAGAAGGCAGCAAGGCATTGCTCTCGAACGGTGGTCGGCATTTCAGTGCACCTCCAGGCGCCAAGTCAGTCCGAGCGGGTCAGGCTCGCGGACGGCGGCGACAGTGTATGTCGAGCCAGCAACGGTCAGGGTGTCGCCCTCGGCCGGCGAGGCGACCTCGGACTTGCGCACCTCGGCCAGCTTCACCGGGTTGACCATCCCTGTGGCGTAGGGGTCGAAATTCGCGTCGTTCGCGCGCCAGATCACCCGGCACGACACCGCCGAACCGCCGTCCGGCGTGTAGGTCGCCGCGGCTCCGATGTTCGGATCGGCGAACAGGGTGTTGATGGCGACGGCGAAAGCAGTCATCGGGAACTCCGGAGCGAGGGCGGAGCCGTCAGCAACGGCTCGGCGCTTGACCCGAAACGCGAACGGGCGGCACTCAGGCCGCCCGTTTCGCTTAGGCTATGGCGGCTCGGTTACGACTTGGAACCGACCATCAGAGTCTTCGGCCGCAGGCACAGCGGCAGCGGGTTCTGCTGCGTATGCACCATGACGTACCGATTGAGGCCGCTCGGATCGTTGACGATCTTCGCGTAGCGCGGCAGGCCCACCGTGTTGACGGTCTCGATGAAGTCGGCCGGCGCGTAGTACTCGGCATACATGCCGGGAACGCCGGTCCAAAAGAACCGCACGGCATTCGTGCCGATGGCGACGGTGGAGCCGTCATCCGAGCCGCGGTAGTTCTCGAAGAAAATACCGCCGAACTCGAAGATGCCGTGGACATAGCTCTCACCGAGACGACGCTCCGCGGCAGCATAGCCGTCGTACACGCCCTTGACGTTGGCGTGCTCGATCAGCGCGTCGAAGAAGTCGTCGCCGCAGAAGGCGTGGATGCGCGCCGTGCTCGGCACCGCCATCTTGGCGTTCTTTTTCATCGCGCGGACCACGCTCGCGCACTTGGAGCGAACGTCGGTGGTCGAGGTGCCGAGGGCGAAATTGACGCTCGATTCCTGCGAGACGCCGAACTCGGTGAACAGGTTGTAGATGGTCGAGCCGTCGGCGTCGGTGATCAGGCCCTTGAGCGCGCCGAGGCGCAGGTTCTCCAGGGTCAGATCATGCCGACCGACCATCTTCGCCATGCGCTGGTTGACGACGTTCTGGACGCCCTCCAGGGCATTCTCCGAGCCGAACGCACGAACGTTCTGCACTTCGTCGGCGCGGATCGGGTTCTCGAGCGGGATGTGCGGCACCGCCAGTGTGCGCGCGGTGCGCTTGGTCGACTGTTCCTGCGCGGCCGGGGCGCCACGGGGCGCGGTCGCGATCAGCGACAGCGTCTCGGCTTTCTCCTCGACGGCGATCGAGGTGGTGTTGACGCCCTCGCCGGCGCCGACGAACGCGAGCTCGCCGGCACGGCCGGGCACGTAGTCCATCTTGTTGATCGCCGCCGTCAGGGAGACGGCGCCGAACGCATCGGTGTTGAAAATGTCGAGCATCGGGTAGGTCTCCTTAGCGGGCGATGATGCCGAGATCGGCAAGCTGGCTCTTGCCGGTCGTCTTGTTGTCGCTGGTGGCGCCAGTGAACCACGCCAGCTCGCTGGCATTGACCTCGGCGTCGCGGGCAACGATCACGCCGTCGGCATCCGCCGAGCTGGCGTCGACGGCGTCGTAGAGAACGCCGGCAGCGGTCTGCGAGCCATCGGTGCTCGCGGGGTTCCATTCCTTGTACTTGCCGGAACCGGCGGCGACGGTGATGGTGAACTTGTCGCCGACCACGAAGTCGGTGGCGCCGTCGGCCAGGGTGAAGGACAGGCCGCCGCCCTCGAACGCCACGGCCACGGTGCCGATGCCGACGACGTCGCCGGCCGGATCCACCACCTGGAAGTCGCCGGCGTTGGTCGCCGCCTCGATGATCGAGAGCGTGTAAGCGCCAACCTGGGCATCGGCGCCCACGGTGACCGCGCCCATGGTCCCGTCGCCGGTATTGCCGGCATCGGCCGCGGACGTCGCCGCGCCGAGCGCGACCTTGCCGACGACAGCGCCGGCGTTGAGGTTCTGGCCCGACAGGACGGTGATGCTCTCGCGCGAGCGGGAGCCGCTGGCCTCGCTGACGATGAACTCGCCGGCGTGGTTGCTTTCGGTGTAGGAAGTCGCCATTGCTCAGGTCTCCTCAGCGAGCGCGCTTGTTGCGGGCGGCGTAAATCTCCGCGGTGTTGATCACGGGCTTCTGGCCGCCGGGCTGGGCGACCGCATCCGGCGACAGGGCGTTGGTGATGTCGGGCGACTGCGCCGCCACCAGCTTCTCCCACAGAGCCGCCCGGGCGCCCTCGACGGTGACTTCGGACTTCAGGAACTCCGCCTCGAGCGCCTTCGCGTCGAAGCTCTTGTTCACCTGCGCCGCGGTGGCACACAGGGCCTTGATCTGTCCGGCGGCATCGATCTTGGCTTTCGCCTCCTCGATGCTGGCGCCGGTCGAGATCAGTTTGCCGGCCATCGCCGGCACGCCGGCTCCGTTGCACAGGGCGACGATGCCCTCGCACCGGGCGCGCTCGGCATTGTCCTGGCCAGTTTCCTTGCCGGCGTCAGTCGTGCCCGCCGGCTTTTTGTCCTTGTCCGCCATGGATTCCTCCTGGTTGACGGTGGATGCGGCGGGTTGCCGCGCGAACGCCGACAGCACGGCCGCCGGCGCATTGAGATTGCTCAGGGTGTCGAGATCGGCACAGGCCGCCAGCTTCACCGCCTGGGTCACTTTGTCGGCCAAGCCCTTTTCCTTGGCTTCAGCGGCGGAAAGCCACGTTTCGGCGGCCATGAGTGCCGCGATTTCCTCGTCCGCCAGGCCCGACTTATTGCGGTATGCGCTCACGAGGCCGGCCTTGATCTTGTCCAGCACGTCGGCCAGCTCGCGCATATCCTCTGCCGTGCCCCAGGCGAGCCCCGACGGGTCGTGAATCATCATCATGGCGTTCTCGGGCATCTCGACCCGATCGCCCGCCATCGCGACAACGGACGCGATCGAGGCGGCGATGCCATCCACCTTCACCGTCACCTTCGCTGCGTGATCCTTCAGGATGTTGTGGATCGCCAGCCCGTCGAAGACGCTGCCGCCCGGGCTGTTGATGCGAACGGTGATCTGCTTGACGTCGTCGCCGGCCGCTTTCAGATCGCGGGCGAAATCGGCGGCGCGGATACCCCACAGGCCGATTTCGTCATAGATGCTCACCTCCACCGCGCCCCTATTGGCGTTGCGGATGCTGTACCAGCTCTTGCCCATGGCTCAGGCCTCGTTCGGTTCAATCGCGGATTTGGTGGGATCGCTCACTGCCCGGCGGCCGTCGCTGTCGTAGGACACGCCGAGCTCATCCGCTCGCGCATTGTCGGCCTGCTGCTCGGCGTCGATCCTCTCGGCGTCCTCGCCTCGTTCGGACACCTTGGCCGACCGGCTGGTGAGCCCGGAGCGGATCTCCTTCACGCTCGCATCAACGTCCTGCACCGGATGGATGTACGGCCACGCCTGCGGCACCCATTTCACCCGCAGAGCCTCTGCCGTCGTCATGCCGGCCGGCAGACGGATCGCGCCCGAAAGCACCGCGGCCTCCATCCACCAACGGTGCACGCGACGGCAGAGCTGGAAGGCGACGATGTGGTGTTGCCACATGGCGGCACGACGACGGAACTCGTTCACGGAGGCGCGATAGGTGCGATCGTTGATCTGCGAATAGTCCCCGGTCAGCTGCTCGTACAGGATGCCGGCCGCAGCGGCGAGACCGCGAAACTGCGAGCGGATGAACGGGTCGTAGGAGTTGCCGACGTCGGCCGGGTTGTTGAAGGTGACGTCCTCGCCAACGTCGAGGTCCTGGATGGTGCCGGCCTCCAGCGTCACGACACCGACACCGTCGGCCACCTCGGCGTCCTCGCCCCACAGTTCCTGCAGTTCATCGGCTGTCATGCCGGCCGGCAGTGGTTTGCGGCGGAAGCCCACCAGCATGGCGGCCAGCTTCTTCCGGACGAGCTCGGCGTCGTCGTACTGGTCGAGTTCGTGAAGCTTGATCAGCGCCCGGGTCAGCCACGGCTCTCCGCGGAGCTGGCCGGGTCGGCGCAGCTGCAGCAGGTGGGCGATCTCCGATGCCGGGATGCGGCGCGCTTGATTGTCGAGCACGAACCCCGACGCGTCCGAGGGGTGAAACGGCGTCAGCCAGTAGGCAGTCTTGCCGCCGATCGGCGATATCTCAACGCCGCTCCGAATCACCGCGTTTCCATACGCCTCCGTCTTGGTGGCGGGGCAGTGCTCGCTCTCCAGGACCTGAAGCTGAAGCGGCACCGTCAGCGCATCGGCAGCACGTCGCAGCCGGCGCCGGGTGAAGCTTTCCCCGCCCTCCACCATCGACCGCACGGCCAGCGCCTGCAGGCCGTAGAAGTCAAGCGCTTGGTCGGCGTCGGCCTCGTCGGTCCATGCCAGCCACAGCTCAGCCAGTTCCTTGTTCAGGCCGCTGTCCGGTGTCGCGAACTGCGGCTTGATACCGGTGCCGATCACGTTAGTGGTGATGACGTCGACCGCAGCATCGGCCCACGCTTGGTTGCGCACGGCATCCCGGGACCGGGCGCGCAGTGTTTCGAGGTTGCTGGCGACCGTCGAGGTTGGGCCGCCGCCGACAGCACCCCAGGCGCCCAGGCGCCGGCCCGTACCAGCAGCATCGTAGGAGGCGCGGATAATTGTCTTGCGTCTGCGCGTCATCCTACAGCCCCTTGCCGGTTACGAACCGCATGGTGCGGACGCGCGTCACGGCCGTTGATGCCTTGAGCGGATTGGCGACGCCGAGCGCAGCGGCGGTAGCCGCGATCTGCGCAGCCAGCTCCTCGCGACTGCGATACGTGACCGAGTTGTCGCCGGTCCGCACGGTCAGCACGCCGGTCGCCCAGGCTTCCATCAGGGCCTCGAGATGTGCTTGCGTCAGCGCCATCGGCCTACCTCATCAGCATCGAAAATTTGGCAACCCGCCGAGATCGGCGCTTCGATTTCTCCGGAACCGGCTCGATCGCCGGCCGCTCTTCTCTCTCACGCTCGACCGCCTCGGCCTCCGGGGTGCCGGCGAGCACCGGCTCGACCTCGGCGGCGGCGCCCACCTCGTCAGCTTTCTTGTTCAACTTCAGCCCCCAGTGCGCGAGGCCGCGTAGGGCGCCGAACGCATAGACCCGGCAGTCCAGCGCCTCGTTGGCGCGCCCGGGCTTCGGCTCCCATTTCCGGTACTTGCGACCGCCCACGGTGACGGTCACCAGCCGCTCCGCTGTGAGCTGCTCGAAATAGGCCGTGTCGCGGTCGGCCGGAAAATGCATGTAGCCCGGCCCGGGCGCCGCGATCTGCAGCCTGTTGGCGATGCTCTCCTTGGCAGCGTTGGTGCCGATGATGACCGGCCGGTACGCTCGCTTGCTCCGCTTCACCTTGGCCGAGGTCGGCCACACCGGCGACCAGGCGCCGTTCTTGTCGGACGCGCCCTTGATCGCCCACACCTTCTCACCGGCACGGTCGCGGCAGAACGCGTACACCGCCTCCGTGTGGTGGCCGCCCGAATCGACGCATGTCGCTGCGATCTTGAACGGCCGGCCATCCGCTCTCAGCCAGGCGCGCCGGCGGAACGCATCGACCTGCGCCTGAACGGCCGGATCATCGAACCGCCCAGGAATCACCTCGTAGGCGATCGACCAGCTTTCCTCGTCGCGCCCCCAGCCGACCACCTCGAGCTCAATGCGGTCGTCCTGGGTGTCCTGGCCCATCGTCAGCACGGCCACCGGATCCGGCACCTCTGCCGCCCAGACCTCGCGGCGCCGCAGCAGCACCGTCGTCGGCGTCTCCTTGCCGGCGTTCGACTTGTGCGGCAGACCGAGTTGCGTGTTCCAGAAGGTCTGCTTCAGGTCCTCGTCGACCTGGGCGTCCAGCCACTTCTTCGCCAGTTGCGGCGGCGCATCCTTCGTGGTCCAGGGCGAATAAAGCTTGGACGCCTGGAACCCGGCATGCTCGTTATCGACCGCCCACGCGCCGCAGCACCGGCACCTGGCACGGTAGACCCCCCAGCGCTCCGATTCCCACCAGTCCCACACGACGGCGAGCGCATCGTCGTGCGCAGCATCGCCGTCGAGCGCCCGCCAAGCCCGGTCGTATTCCTCAAGAGGCTGCTGGTCCTGTCCGCAGCAGCGAAAGCTGCGCGTCTGGTGCCAGCGGATCGAGGTCAGTGACCGCAGCCGCTCGCCCTCCGACCAGGCGGCGCCGCAAGCCTCGCAGTAGATCGCCGCCGTCTTCGGCAGGTGCTTGCCGTCCTCGTCCTTTTGCCACTGGACATGGCGGAAGAAGTCCAGGAACTGACGATGTCCGCAGTGCGGGCAGGCCACCGAAGCCCGGCGCTGGTCGGACTGCAGCCAGCTCGCCTCGATCCGGCTCTCACCCTCGACGGTCGGCGAGCACACCCGGATCGACAGCGCATTGGCGAATCGCGCCAGGCGCTCATCGCCCAAGGCGATGGCATCGCCCTCGCGCGTCGGAACGTACTTGTCGATCTCGTCATACAGCACCACCCGGATCGGTCGGCTGGCCAAGTTCGTCGGCGAGCCGGCACTCACGATGGCGATGAAGCCTCCCGGAAACGGCTTGTACCCGATCTTTTCTTCACCGCTGCGCATCCGGCGCGTGCCAACTAGATCGCGGAGCGCCGGGGTTGCCTCGATCATCCCGCCCAGGCGTTCCTTGGCGAAATCCGCGGCGGCCGTGTCCTTCGGCTGCACCAGCAGCATCGGACACGGGTCGATGTGCGCAAAGTACCCGGCTGTCGACAGCAGCAGCGACGACTTCAGGATCTGTGTGCAGGCCATCGCTGTGATGACCCGCACGCCCGGTTCCGTGACAGCCAACATCGGGCCGCGGGCGATCTCGGCCGTCGCAGTGCGCCACCTGCCTCCACCCTCCATCCGGGACAGGTGCCTGAAACGATCCGACCACTCGGCGACGCTGATCCGCGGCGGCGGCGCCAGACCGCGGCGCCATGCCTGCCGGAGTTGCTCAGCGGGATCCGGGGCCGAAGTCGGCGCTGGGGCCGGCGAGTTCGGCGAGGTGCTGATGAACATGCTGCGTCAGGACCTCGGCGATTCGATCCGCCGGCACGCCAAGGTCGGCTGCGAGTAGCGGGGCGATGCGCGCTGGCCAAGCTGTCCAGGCGTCGCGGATGGCTCGCGCCTGCTCGAACAGAACCGACTGCGCGGTTTCGATCTCGACGAACAGGCCCGCCTTCTGCCTAAGCTCGAGGGCCCGCAGGCCGGCCAATGCATTTGCCTTCACCCGGTCGGCCTCGGCCTCGGTGGCGATCTGGCCGGCCAGCAGACGGGACAGAAATTCCGAGGCGTCCTCGGCGAAGTCCGGTGAGCCAGGGTTAACCGTCGCGGCTGGAGCCTCCTCGACCGCCGAGTTAACCAACTGGCGGCCGGAAGCAAACCTCCCGAGCTTGGCTTCGCGCAGTCGCGCGTCCGACGCTTCGACATCGATCTTGCCGGCGTCGAGAATGAGAAAGCCTCTGCGTTCCCACTTGAGGACGGCAGGCTTGCTGACCCCGTGCTGCCGTGCGAACTCGGCTTTCGAGACACAGGACATCGCCGCCCCTGGTTAACCGTTAACCGGATTTCGACCCTATTCGCTACGCTGAAAACAGGGTCCGAACTCCCCGCATCGCGCCTCGGCCGCAGGGGCCCCGCCGCCCGCCTCACCGCACCGCCTGGGCCAGCGCCGCCGCCATCCGCGGCCCGAACTCCCGCTCGAACACCCGGCCGGCGACGCCGAAGTAGTCGAACCGCTGGCCGTAGCGACCGCGGCGGACGAACCACAGCACAGGCTCGGTGAAAATGTCCTGGGAGCGCTTGAAGATGCCCATGGGCGTCCCGTCGCGACGGCGCATCACAAAGTACACGCCCTTCGCCCGGCGCCCGGCGCTGCGCTTGCTCCGGGCCGTCTGGTTTTGTGTCGGGTCGAGGGCGTTGGCCCTGAGCGCCGACAGTATCTGCGTGATCTGCCCGCCGGTGATGTTGCCGTAGCGGTCGAGCTTGGCCGCCGGACCCGGCGTGACCTGCTTGTCCCGGGGCAGGATGCCGTAGGCCTGCAGCGCCCGCTCGAAGCGCTTGGTGTTGCGCTCGCCTCCCTTGATCTGCGGCTGCAGGTACTTCCAAGGCGGCGTGCCCTTGACCGCGATGTCGCGCAGGTAGACCACCGCGAACGGGTCTTGCATCGTCGCCTTGCGGTACAGCACGGCGTTGGTCGTGAACGGCTTGGGGCGGTCGAACACCTGCTCCATCTCCGTCCGCATCTCCTGACGGATCGCGTAGGCCGTCTGCGTCAGCGCCTTGACCTGGGCGAACCGGACGTTGCGCTCCAGCCGGGACATGGCCTTGACGAGAGCCTTGTCATCGGTGGTGACGCGGATCATGTCCGACCCCCAGACAGCAGAACGCCCGGCAGCCTGTCTGGCTCCGGGCGCTCGTGTGTTGCTGACGTCATTGCAATAGCTAGCGCGAAATTTGTCAAGCGCTTTTCTCCCACGGCTCACGTTCGACCCCGATCCCGACGACGCGCCAGAGCCGCAGACCCGCCATTTCCGCCCTCAGGAGCTCGAGCCCGCCGAACCACATCCGCCACTCCTCCCGGCAGTACTCCGGGTCGGGGAAGATCGAGCACGGGCAGTACTTGACCAGCACGCGCGTCGGACGGCCGCGCCGGCTCGTGACCGTCACCTCGTACTCGATCACGGTCGGCTTGCCGTTGGCCGGCTGCAGGCGCGGCCAGTAGCGGCACACCTCGCCCCAGTCGGGCATGGTCCCGGCGGCGGCGTGCATGCTGACCAGGTGCCGGCAGAAGTCCGGCAGTCGCCCGACCGCATCGACGATCGCCGCGGCGTCGGGGTGCACGCGGTGCCCGATCTCCTTCCACTGGCCGCCGTCGATTTTGCAGCCGAGCAGGCCCTTCATCGCCTCCAGCTTGTCGAGGCTGTCGCGGGGCGAGCCGATGCGCAGGCCGAATCCCTCGCTCTCATCCGTGACGTGGGCCTTCTGCCGGCGATAGGCCCAGTCCAGGGCTCCGATCACGGTGGTGGTCTCCTGGGCGGCCGTGGCCATCTGCACCGTCATCCCTCACCCCCGTTCAGCTTCTCGCCCAGCTGCCGGACGAGCTCGCGCTCGGGCCAGGTCAGCCGGTCGTCGTCGTAGGCCACCACCAGCAGGCCATCGCGGTGGGCCCGAGCCTGCATCGCCCGGGCCCTGGCGCGCAGCTGGTCGTCGGTGAAGCTCGACGGCGCCCGATGCGCGAGGCTGGTGCGGACGTGGCTCATCGCCCCATCGCCTCGGCGAAGTCCGGATCGGCGGCCATCTCGTCGAGCAAGCGCTGCCGCTCGCGCTGAAAGGCGGCTTCCTGCTCGGCCTCGGACAGTTCTGGCGCCGGCGGCCGCGGGATGCTCCCCATCACGACCTCACGCGCCGCGCTGGCCTGCGGGCTCGGCACCCGGCGCGCCTGCGGCTTGGGCTCGTCCATCTTGAACCGCTTCAGCACCTCGAGCCGCCGCAGCGGTGCCGAACGCGCCTGCAGCTCGTCGGCGACGGCGTTGCGGAGGTCGGCCGGCAACGGCAGTTTCGCCCCCCAGCGCCAGTCGCGCACAATGGCGTCGACAGCCTCCGAAAGCAGGTCCGCCGGCAGGTCAGCAAGGCCTTGGCGGTAGAACCGCGTCGCCGTGACCACATCGGGATTTCCGATGCCGAAGGTCCTAACGAACTGGAACAGCCGGTCGATTATCACGCCGAACGCCTTGGCGTCCGCCGGCACCAGCGAAGCCTGGTAGGCCGACATGAGGCCGTCGACGACCTCCGGCGTCGCCTCGTCGGGGCGGCCATCAACCAGACGCCAGTTCGTCAGCCAGTGCGGACAGGATGGCGTCCCGGTCGGCCTGGAGCTGGAGGTCGGGATCGAGCTTGGTGTGGCGGTGAGGTCGCCCATTGGGGCCTCCTGGCGGCATGGTGGTGTTGAGGATTCGCGTCTCGGCAACGGCGCGGCTGAAAAACCGCAGCCCGTTCGGCAGCCAGGCACTGTCCTGGCGCGCCTGCCGGGCCTTGGCGATGACGGCGGTGATGGTGGGGTAGATGTCCCGCTCCGGGTCGGCGCCATCGGCCAGCCACTGCTGAACGACGCCGGTGGTTCCGTACCAGGTCGGGTCCTTGCTCGAGGTGCCGAGAATGCTCAGCACTCGCTCGGCGACGTCGGGCCACGCAGCGGCGATCTGGGCGGCACCATGATCGGTCGCGGCAGGGACGGCACCACGCACAGGGACGGCACCCTTGCGCGTGCCCGCGTCCTCATCCTCTACGGTTCCCTTTCGGTTATATGACGGTTTGGGTGTCGCAGGCGACAGGGGATCCCCTGTCGCAGACGACAGGGGTGGGGTGTCGCGGGCGACAGGGGTGTCGATTCCGACAGGTGTCGCAGGCGACAGGGGTTGATGGTCTTCGTCCCCTGTCGCAGACGACAGGGGTTCGGCCTCTTGACCCCGGTCGCGGGCGACAGGGGTGAGGTCATAGATCACGACCCCGCGGCGACCGGTTCCAGCCTTTCGGATTTCACCAGCCTCGACCAGCTTGTCGATGGCGTTGCGGACGTTGCGCTCCGTGATTCGAGCCATGCGCGCCAGCGTCGGCACGCTCGGCCAGGCCAGCATTTCCTTGCTGGCAAGTTCAGCCATGGCGAGCAGCACGACCAGCGGCGAGCCTGACTGCGTCGAGTGGGCCCACACGGCGTCTCTGGCCTCTTTGCTCATGCCGCAGCCCTCCGCAGGCGTTGGCGGCCATCGTCCGTGCCCAGCATCCACGTCGCCTGGAACGCCGCGACGAGCGCGCCCTTGCTGATGCAGTCGCTCGGCGGCAGCCCGACGGCGGCGCGACAGGCGTCGACCTCAGCGATGATCTGCCCCCAGGTCCAGCCGCAGCGGCGGCGATAGGCGACGTGCTCGCGGGCGATGTTCTCGGCCGTCATGCCGCCTCCTCTCCCGCGCTCTCGGCCAGCCGCGCCCGGTTCGTCGCCGCCCGCTCGGCGATGGCCCGCAGATCGCCCGGCGTCGCGATGCGGCGCTCGGCCACCTCCCAGCCCAGCAGGGCCTCGATGACCCGCTGCACCTCGCCGCCCTCGCGCCAGGCGGCGCATACGGGTGCCGTGGCCTGGCCGGAGGCGCGGCCCGGGTTGATGCGCTGCAGGAGCTGGGCGAACTCGACGGGGGTCATGTGCGCCCCCGCTCGGCCTCTACGGTCGGAAGCGATGCTCCGAACCCGCGCCCGGTCGTGAGGTATTCCCATGCCGCGGCAACTGCGTGCCCAAAGGCCATCGGCCATGGCCAGAGGTTGAGGCGCACCAGGAAGGCGCCGCGCAGCACCGCCCCGGTCTGTGGAACCCGACGCCACCACGGCCAGCGCTGCTCGACCATCCATGACGTCGGCAACCAATCGCGGTGACCGAGCCAGGGATCGAGTGCGCAGGCGACGCGGGTCAGGCGCGCACCGAACCACCGGGCCAGACCACCGAGCGGCGACATCCGGCAAGGCCGCTCGAGCAGCACCTCGACCCGGCCGCGCACCTCGCGCAGCTCCAGCCGTCCGCGGGCGTCGCGCACCGGGCGCCAGCCGTGGTCCACGATCATTCGCGGCGCGAGGTCGCGGCGGACGAAGCGGCTCTGCATCGTCATTCGGCGGCCCTCCGGTAGCGGTTCTGGTAAACGGCGCGCCGCTCCATCACGTTGCGGACCCAGGCCGGCTTGTAGCCCCTGATCTGCGCCACCGTGCGCAGGTCCGCCTCGGTCTTGGCGATGTCCATCAGCGCCTTGAAGTTCATCAGCATGATCTCGTCGGCCGTGAAGCCGGCGAGTCCCGGCGCCCCAGCGATTCCCTTGGCGGCGTCGGCGCGGCCGGCGATCTTCGGATAGGCGGCGCCGCAGCCCTCGCAGGCCTCGGCCCAGCGGTGGACGCGGTAGCAGCGCCGACAGCGCCGGGTGCCCTCGACCGCGCGCTCCAGCCCCTTCAGGCCGCCGCGCAAGTCCCATTTGCGCTTGGCGTCGGGCAGGCCGTGAGCGTGGACGTTGCCGACCATGTCGAGCAGCAGCGCGTGGCTCTTGCGCTCGTGCGGGCGCAGCGCCCGGCCGACCATCTGCAGATACAGGCTGGTCGACTGGGTCGGGCGCAGCATGATCGCCGTTTCGACCAGCGGCACGTCGACGCCTTCGGTGAGCAGCTGCACCGAGGTCAGCACCTGCAGGCGGCCGGCAGCGAGGTCCTCGATGGCCTCGCGGCGGTCGTCGCTGTCCATGCCGCCGTCGATCGACCGCGCCACCCAGCCGTCGGCGGTGAAGGCCGCGGCGACGTGCTCGGCGTGCTCGACGCCGGTGCAGAAGACGATGCACGCCGCGCCGGGGCTCAGGCGGGTGTACCAGCCGACGGTCTTCCTGGTGATCTCGTCGGCGTCCATCAGCCGCTGCAGCTCGCCGACGGCATAGTCGCCGCCGCGCTTCTTCACGCCGCGCAAGTCGACGGCGACCGGCGGCGCGTGGATCCGGGCCGGCGCGAGATAGCCCATCGCGGTGAGCTCGGAAATCGACGGCGCCTCCACAACGGCCTGGAAGCCGCCGACCTCGCCGATGCCCTGGCCATCGAGCCGGAACGGCGTCGCCGTCGCCCCAAGCACGACCGCCTTTTTGAGCAGCTCGATCACCGTGCGCCACATGCCGGCGACCATGTGATGGGCCTCGTCGAACACGACTAGGTCGACCTTGGCGAGGTAGTCCGCGAGCTGGTCCTTCCGCGCCACCAGCGTGTTGATGCTGGCGATCTGCACCAGGTGCGACGTCCTCGGGTAGCCGGGCGCGATCAGCCCGTGCGGGATGCCCAGCGCGTCGAGCCGGCGGCTGATCTGGTCCATCAGCTCCTGACGGTGCACGACCAGCAGCACCCACCAGCCCTGGGCCGCGAGGAACCGGACGGCCTCGCAGAACATCACCGTCTTGCCGGATCCGGTGGCGGCGACCAGCAGGGCGTTCATGCCCTGGCGCAGGAAGCGCAGCATCTGGTTGACGCACCGGATCTGGTAGCCGCGGAGGTTCATGCCGCGCCTCCGTCGAGCGGGCGGACGGTGACGATGGTCTCGGCCACCTCGCCGTAGACCTTGCGGGCCGACACGGCGACCACCTGGGCGTCGTCGGCGTAGACCACGCCGTTGAGGGCGTCCCAGATCAGCTTCAGCGCGTTGTCGAGGTCGGGCTTCTTGGTCGGGCGGACCTCGCCGGCCAGTGCGGCGGTGCGGCGCTTCTTCGGCCAGCTCGCCGCCGGCACCAGGGTGGCGCACACCTCCATCGCCACCGGCCCGGTCAGCGGCGGCCGGCCGCCCATGACCTCCATGGCCAGCACAGCGACAACGCCCTCCTTCGAGCGCGTCTTGGCGGGCGTGAAGGCCCGGGCGTGGCCGGCAATCACCGCCAGCCGCGGCCGGCCCTTCGCCTGCGCCGCGCCCGGGATCACGATGCGGATGCTCCCCCCCGACATGCCGCCGGCCTCAGTTCACGTAGGCCGGTTCGGCTTCGGCGGCGGCGCCGCGGCGGCCGCGCTTCGGACGGCGGTCGAGCTGCTCGGGGATGTCGAGCGGGTCGGCGTCGGCCTTCGCCGCGTTCGCCCGGGCGATCTGGCCGCCTTCCCAGCCGCGGTCCCAGGCGGCGTGCACATCGGTGCCGGCGTCGTGCGGATTGGCCTCGCGCGCCTCGTCGGCCTCGCCCGCCTTGTTGCCGGCGCAGGTCGCCTCGTAGACGGCGTCGTCGTGTGCAGCCTGCTCGGTCTCGCGATCGGCGGCACCCTTGGCGCGGCCGCGCTCCCACAGCATCGCCTTCGGGGTGCCGTCGGCGTGCGGGTTGGTCTCGGGGCCGAAGCCGTCGCGGCCGGCCTCCAGGCCCTTATTGAACACGGCGCCGCCGTGTTCGACCTCGCCGTCGTCGGCGGCGGCCAGGCCCTGGCCCCAGTCGGAGTCGGCCGGCCCGATTTCCTCCGCGCCGTCGCCCTCGCCGCGGGCGGCGCCGGTGCCCTCGCCGTCGGCGTCGTCGAGCGGCTGCGGCGCGGCGCCGTCGTCACCGTCGGTGGCCGCCTCGACCGGCGGCTCGTCCTCGTCCTGCTCGACCAGGTCGGCCTTGAGCTGATCGAGCGCGTCGAGGAAGTTCAGCACCTCGCCCTGCTTCAGCGCGGTGAAGGCCCGGCGCAGATTGCTCTGGATCCGCTCGCCGTCGGCCTCGTCCTCGAGGTCCTGGGCGGTACGGTGGCGCTTGTAGAGCTTGTAGAACAGCTCGAGGTCGGCGCGTTCGATGCCGCTGTCCTTCTTCAGCCCGCGCCACAGCGCGGTGCGCTCGTCGGTCTTCGGCACGATGTGGGTGGCCTTCAGATCCGCGATCTCGCAGTCGAGCGCGTAGAGCTGCGCGAAAGCCGTCTTGATCGCGTTGGGAAGCTGGTCGGCGGAAAGCCGCGGGGCGTCGTTGCTCATGGGGTGCTGGTCTCCTGGTGGTCAGCCGCCGGCGACGACGCGCTGCAGAGCAGCGGGCGACAGCCGGTCGGGAGCGGTGGGGGAACGGGGTTCGGTGGCCGCGCGCGGCTTCAGGGTCACGCGGTAGTGCGTGCGCGAATGGCAGTCGGGACAGTAGCTCGACCCCGGCTGCGTCGGCTTGCCGCAGAACTCCCGCGTCGGCCGGACGTCGTCGCCCCAGAGCGGGAACTGGCAGGTGCGCCAGTCCGGGAACACCTTCGGCGCCGGCGCGTGTTGGACAGGCCGCGGGCCGGCTGGGCCCGCCTTTTCGCCGGATGCACTGGTCGGGAGGTTGCTCCCGGTTCGGGTTGTCCCCGTGCCCGCGGCCTGGGGCGGCGTCGCAGGTGCGGTGCCGGCCGAGACCTCGGGGCGAGCACTTTGCATTTTCTGCAAAGAAGGCCCGGGAGCGGGCGTCACCCCGCTCCCGGCAGTTGTCAGGGAGGCACGGTTCAAGATGCGATTGCCGGCGTCCTCAGCGGCGGGTGCCGCATCTTCCCGGCCGGCGGCGGGAAGCTCATTGGTCTGGGCGAGGCGCCAGTTCGGAGTCGTGTTCCCCGGCTCGGCCGTCTGGCTGCCGTCGGCGATTGTGACGCGCCGGCTGCGCTGGAAGCGCTCGACCTTGATCAGGCTCGCCGCCTCCAGGCGCTTCAACGAGTTGCTGGCCGTCGCCGGCGACTTGTCGCCGAGGCGCTGGCCGATCTCCTCGTTGCTCGGGCAGACGACGCCGGCCGTCGCGGCCTCAGTGACCACGGCCAGCACCCGGAGGTCGGTCGCGGACAGGCGCGCCCTCGGCGCCGGCGCCGGCGGCTGTGCGCCTGGCAGCGTGATCGCGCGGTGCGGCCCGCCAGAGACGGTGATTAGGCCCAGCTTCTTCAGGTGGAACAGCGCCTTGGCGACCGGGCCGTGCGTCGTCTGGCAGCGCGAGCCGATTTCCTTGTTGGTCAGGCGGCAGACGCCGTCGACGGCGGCGGCGCGGATGACGTCGAGAACGCGATGGACGTAGGGCGGAAGGATGTGCTGCGGGGCTTCCACCCGCTCCCCAGGCGTCTCCTGGTTTGCCCGATCGCCATTGGCCACCTGGTCGGGTCCGCGGCTGCCCGCTGCCGCCGGCGGGCATTCGGCCCCGGTTTCGGCTCCAGCCACGCATTCCGACCGCGGCGTTTCAATGCGGTCGACGCTCTTGGCCTTCATCGCCTCCCCGGGCTCAGGGATCTCGTACCGCTCACACAGCACCGCCGCGGCGCGCTCATCGTCGCCGATATGGGTGCCGATTTCCGGAGGGGCCGAAGAGCACTCCCCTTGGACAGCCTCCCCGGCCCCTGCAGCCTCTCCGGATCTCGGCGCGGCGACGGCTTCACCGCACTCCCCGGCTGCTGCATCTCGTTCATCGTTCGCCGCGGCCAGCTTCCGCAGCTCGGCCTGCACCTTGATCGCATCGACCTGGATCGCGCAGGCGATCGCGATCGGGTCGTGGCCGTGCTTCTTGGCGGCGCGCGCCACGCGGGCGGCGAGGTTGCTCATCAGCCCACCGCCTTCAGCGGCTCGGCGCGCATCGCGTCGATGTCGGCCAGCAGCTTGTCGAGCTGCTCGCGCAGATCGGCGGCCTCGCCGGCGATGCGAACGTATTCGGTCATGGTGACCTTGCGTCCGCCGGGCCCCTGCGGCGCAATCGCGGCGCGGACCTCACCGGTGAGCTCGCCGACCTCGCGCATCACCTCCATCAGCCGGTCGCGCGGATCGGCGGCGACGTGCGGCGGCGCCTGGACCTGGCCAAGCATGCGGGCGTAGACGTCGAAAATCGGCGGCTGCTGGCCGGCGGAGATGCAGGCGGCGTCCAGCCGCACGGCCTGGAACAGCGGGCACTGGTGCGCGTCGTCATCCTCGTCGGCCCACAGCTGCACCAGGCGCCGCGACTTGCCGGTGACCTCGGCGACGCCGCCGCCGGTCAGGATCCCGATGGCGCGCTGAATGCCGTCTTCCAGGCTCTGCGGTGTGCGCGGCTTGGTCATTGTTCGCTTCCCGGTTGGCAATGGAACAGGACGGTTGAACGGCGCTCGGCCATCCTCGCCTCATGGACATCCGAGCCCGCATCATCTCGGCCCAGCCGAAACCCCCACCCCAGCCCGGCCAGCAGCCCGCCGGCGAAGATCGCGGCGGCCAGGATCAGCAGCACGGCGAGTTCTGCTGGGTCGGAGCCTGCGACGGCTGCGAGGTCGGGTGCGCACGCCGGAAGCTGGTCGGGCGTCATGGCGTCCAGCCCTCTCCGATGTTGGACGCCGCGAATTCACCGCGGAGTCGAACGGCGGCATCGCTGTACGCGCGAGCGGCGGCCTCCGCGGTCTGGTGCCTGCCGAGATGGATTGTTTTGCCTGCAACAGTGATGGACGCCTCGAAACGCCCGTCCCTTTCGCGGACACCGACAAAGCCGGCCGCCCTGTAGGCGCCACTCTGTTCCCGGCGTTCTGCCAGGGCTCGGCTATCCGCAGATTTCCCCTGACGTTGTTCAGGCCGTTGCGATCAATGTGGTCCACCTGCTTGTCGGCGGGCGCGTTTAAAATCAGCCGATGCATGTACTCAGCGAAAAAGTCCAAGCTACGGTACGCATACCGACAAACCCCGCCGACGATCAGCGGCTGCCACTTCCATTGGTTCACCAGCGCAAAGTCGCTCTCGCTCACAAGCGATGAGAACTTGCCGCCCGAAAGCGGAACCACACGCACTCCGGGGCTGACCGCCGGCAGCGATGCCACCCAGTCCAACCAATCCCGGACAGACTTCGGAGGCGCCTTCTGCCTCTCCATCGCCGGAGCGACTCGATGCTGATCCGGAAAGTTCAACCTGGCGAAGCTTCCGAACCGATCGGCGGCGGCCCGGTCGTAGGCGGCTCCCGCCTCCTCTGCAGTCTTGAACGTGCCCAAGAACGAGCGGCCGTTCTGCCCGCCAATCCAGGCCTCGAAGGTACCGCTCTTAGTGAGGCGAACGCCGCGCAGCCCCTTTGTCGGCCGGGTCATAGGCCGGTCCTCCTGGCGCTGGGCGGAAGCGATGGCGCGCATCAACTTCATGGCCACCCTGTTCAGCATGTACGGAAGCACGTATCCGCAGCGCCTGCCGTTCCTGATGGCGGAAATCGAGGCCGAGATCGCCGCGGGAACGTTGCCGTCGCCGGATGGGAAGGCGCGGGACGCCATGATGGAGGCGCTGCGGCGCATCGTCAGCGAGCCCCACGCCGATGCGCTGCGGCAGGCGTTCCTTCGCGCCGAAGCGGCGAAAGCCGCTCAGCAGTAATCGCCTTCAGAACGCGGTCGGCATCGACGGCGGCGCGCCGGCCGCGTTCGCTGTCGCTCGGCGTATGCATATGCGCCAGGCGTCCGGGCTCGATGAGCGTGCGGTACAGCCAAGCGCCAATCGCGATACGAAGCCTGATGAGCATCGGTTCCTCCTACTCGGCGGCTTGGTCGGGGTGGGTGGGCCGGTTCTCGGGCAGGAAATCCCGCCACGTCACCGCGCCGCCGGTCTCCCGATGGATGGCGTCGATCAACTCCAGATCAGGAGTCCGATCGCCGTTGACGTACTTGTGCATCGTCTGCCGGTTCTCGACGCCGACCCTCCGGCCGAACTCGGCCACGCTGATGCCCGTCCGTGTGATGTAGTCGCGGAGCTTCATGGTGGCGACGACTGTAACCGCAATGGGGACAAGCGTCAACAGCTTGGTTATCGCGCCACGTCCCCATTCGGGTGACAAATGGGGGATGAGCAACCGCATTCGCGAACTACGGGATGAGCGCCGCTGGTCCCTGGAGCAACTGGCAGATGCCGCCGGGACCACCAGGCAGCAGATACACAAGCTTGAACGCGGGGAGCGGAAGCTCACCCAGGACTGGATGGAGCGGCTATCCTCTGCGTTCGGCGTGACGCCGGCCGAGCTGATCGCCACGAAGGGCATGCTGGCGCAGCCGCCCGCCGACCGCCGCACCAAGCCAGCAGCCAATGACCTGATCGAGATCGCCGGCGACGAGCTGGCGATGATCCCGGTCTACGATCTCGGCCTTTCGGCGGGGCACGGCGCCTGGTCCGAGCACGACGGCGATCCGATGTATCTACAGCCATATCGGCACCAGTGGCTTCGAGCCCTGACCAATGCGCCGCTGGGCTCGCTGTTCGTCGCCCGTGTCTCCGGCGACAGCATGGAGGCGACGCTGCACAACGGCGACCAGGTGCTGGTCGATCGCTCACGGGCCCGCGCCACGAAGGACGGCATTTACGCCCTGCGCTGGCAGGACGACATCATGGTCAAGCGCATCTCGGTCGACCCGCGCAACGGCATGCTGACGGTCGCCAGCGACAACCCGCGGTACCAGACCTACAAGAACGTCAAGCCGGAGAGCATCGTGATCTTGGGGCGGGTAATCTGGTTGGGGAGGGGCGTTTGACCCGGCCTTCGTCAGATGGAGGAGTCTGGATCAGCGCAATATTTCTTTGCGTAGTGACCGCCATCGCATCATGGGGCTGGCAAATCCTTCAGTGGCTAAAAACTGCGTCGTGGCACCCACTCCCCATATCGGCCGCCCTAGCACCGGCGCTCACTTACATTGATGCGATGGATTGGCTTGGGCTCCGCGCCGTTCTCCTTTGGCTTCTCGACGTCAATATAGGTGTCGCACTGATACTTGCATCCGTGACGATCATTCACTTCGGTTCGGCAAAATAGGTTCTCATGAGCCGCAGCCCCGACGACCAGCGTTTCCGAGGCTTCCTCTTTGGGGCAGCTTTCGTGGCGGTCGCGTGGCTGGGATACGAGCGCATAGGCGCGGTGTCTTTTGGCATTAAGTCTGAGCTGGGACTTGGGAGCTGGGTTGTCCCCGCAAGTCTAATTCTATGGTTTGCGCTCATGACCCACCTATTGCAGCGGGGAGTGACCGGGGAATCGTACGTAGATGCGGCCCTCCCGAAGCGTCGGTCTGGGATCACCGACATGACCGGGTGGGCCCTGGTCGCCTTCACTCTCCTCTGTGCCGCGAACTGGTCGTGAGATGATGCCTCGCCCCCTCCTCGTCGCCCTCGCCCTCCCCGCCACCGCCCTCGCCCACCCCGGAGGCTTGGACGCGAACGGCTGCCACCTCGAGCGCGCCACCGGCGAACGCCACTGCCACCGCTCGGCCGACTCGGTGCCGACGCCGGCGGCCGCGACGGAGATCGCCGGCACCGCCAGCGTCATCGACGGCGACACGATCGAGGTCCACGGCCGCCGCATTCGCCTGCATGGGATCGACGCGCCGGAGAGCCGGCAGACGTGCACGGCCGAGGGCAAGCCCTACCGCTGCGGCCAAGAGGCGGCGCTGGCGCTGGCCGACAAGATCGGCCGGCGGCCGGTCACCTGCGAGCAGCGCGACGTCGACCGCTACGGCCGAGTCGTCGGCGTCTGCCGGGCCGGCGGCGAGGATCTGAACCGCTGGATGGTGGCCGAGGGCCTGGCGCTGGCGTACCGGCGCTACAGCCACGACTACGTCGCCGCCGAGCTGGCGGCGCAGAAGGCAGGTCGTGGCATCTGGCGCGGCGAGTTCGAGGCGCCATGGGACTGGCGGAGGGCGAAGCGGTGAGCGCCGAGCGCATCATCGACATCCGGATCACCGGGCCGCTGCCGCCCGATGAGCTTCGCGCGCTGGCGCTGCTGCTGGTGAGGGCCTACGGCGGCCGCGCACTGGCCTACGCTGTCGAGCGCGCGACGGAAGCGCTGGAGGTCGGGGACGAACTCGGGCGCGACCAGTGGGCGTCAGTGCAGGAGGCCGTGCGGGATGAGCTGAGAGGTCCGCGTTGACCCCCGCCGCCATCGCCGAAGCCGCCCGCCGCCTGGTCCGCGAGTACGGTTGGGATGCCCCGATCCAGGTGGCGATGAAGGTGGATGAGGCGCTAGCCGCCGGCGACGACGATGCGCGGCTGGCCTGGAAGGCGGTGCTGGCGGAGGTCGACCGGCTGCTCGAGGCGCGGTCGGAGATGGTGCAGTGAGGGACTCGTTGAATCCGGCACGTTTCGGCGCGCAATCGCATTCCCTCGTTGGGAGGTGTTGACATTTATGGCAACACTAGCAACCCTAGAAGGCGATGGCATTCTGGTTAGGGTCGATGTCCCGCTACCCCCACGCACGCAGCCATGGCGCCGCATCTATGGAAGTCAGGGTTTCATTGTGTGGCTGGAAACGGCTCTCCCGCTCATTCCGCGTGAATGGGATGCACTCGTTGAGCCAGACCAGCAGGTTTACGACTTGCTGCAGCGGTTCATCGCCGGCGAGCCGCTGACTTGGAAGAAAGAGTTCCACCCGATGAGCCCGGTAGGTCACGGAGTGTGGGAATTAAAGACGCCCGACACCAGGATCTTTGGCTGGTTTGCAGTGGGCGATTGTTTCGTGGCGGTCGAAGGCCACGACGCATCGCGCGTGAAGAAGCACGACCTCTACCCCGGTTTTCGAGACAGCGTGGTGCGGTTTAGAGAAAACCTGGATTTGGACCACCCTAAGTATGTTGCTGGAGACGATCGCAATGCCGTCCTTTCAGTTTCGGATTAGTCCGCGCCGCGCCGCCGTGGCGCGGTTCATTGGCGACGTCCGAGTCGCCTTACAGCGGGCCCTGGCCGAGGAGGAGGCGAAGCGCGGCACCACGAAGTCGGAAGTGGCCCGGAGACTCGGGGTTCACCGCTCTGCCATCAGCCGCCGCATCAAGGGCACCGACAACATCACGCTGGCGACGCTGGCCGAGATGGCTTGGGCGATGGACCGTGATATCTCACTGCGGCTGGTTTCTCATGAGACCTCGGTCGGGGCAAATGAGTTTCAGACGACCACCACGCAACCGCCGGGATTGGAGAAGGGATCGAGAACGGTAACCTTTACAAATCAGGCGACCAAGTTCCAGCCGGTGCCCCGCTGATGTCGCAGGAACCATATATGCATGTGCTGTACTGCGATGACATTAGGCACGAGATCACAGGAAAAACAACGCTTGTTGGCGTATACGGGTCGGTGATGTTCGTTCGGGAGTTTCCAGCGATGCTCCCGCAACTGTGTGTCGCAGTCTGGGTGATGCTGCCATTTGGGGCGCCGCCCAAAAGTTTGCGGATCAAAGTCCTGTTCGATGACAATCAGCTCGCTGAGATGGACATCGGTACCGAGGACCCCGAGCAAGTCAAGCTGCCAGCCGGCGAGGATTTCGCCTGGATTTCTGCGCAACCTCAGCTTGTCTTCTCGCCGCTAGAAATACCTGGGCCCGGCAAAATATCTGTCCAGGCGGTAGCGGATGGAAAAGAGCTGAGCAGTGCCTCCTTGCGAATCATGAAGGCGCCACCAGGAGAGGGGCAGCAAACAGGAGGGGCTTGACTTCCCGCTCCGCCGGCGGGGTTTCCTGTGCCCGGCGCCTCGGCTACGGCCGGACGCCGAGGCCGAGGCCCTGCGCCTCGCCGAGCGGCTATGGCAGTCGGGCCGCTACGCCGGCGTCGCTGTGGCGCGGACCTGGTGGGATCCCGAGGCCGGGGAGTATGATCGGACGCCGGAGGTGATTAGGCGGTGGGGGCTGGTGGGGTGACCGGCAGCAATCCGCTAATGCAACGGCAATGCGATGAAGCGATCTCGCCCATTCTGGCTGACCAGCAGGAGAATAGCCTTCTTTCCCTCCGCCTTGGCACGTTCGGAAAGGCGCTGCACCGCTTCCACCGAGCTCACTGGTTGCTGCGCGACCTCACGGATGATCGTTCCGACCGCAATACCCTTGCTCCGCGCAGCCGAATCAGCCGTCCTCACGACAACAGCCCCGCCCATCACCTCAAGTTCGAGCCCGATCACCTTGCGAGCGGGCATCGCGGTTTCTGTTGGCGCGGGTGCGGGAGCAAGCGGAGCCATTCCGGCGATTTGAAGGACAGCATCCGCCACGGCTCGCATTGCTTCCCGCCGCATACTATCTGGATCCACAGGGCTCCCGCCGCCGCTGCAAGTGGTCCGCATATGGTCATTCGCGACGAACTCGGCAGGACTGACTCCGCCAAAGACGTTTACGATTCGAGCGTTTTGGCATCGGGAATGACTGCGATTAATGCTGTTCCGAACCAGCTTGTCGCCCCCAACGCCTTTGACCTCGAAGGCATAGCTCAAGGACGCGCCGCCCTTGATCAGGTCATATGAGTAGGTCGCATTGTCAGGCATCAACAGAACGGCGCCGAGCAGGTTCACCTGATGTTGGGCGTAGGAAATGGTCTGCGATGATTCGGCCTGCGTACTAAAATCCCACTGCAGCTTTTGGACCGAGACCTGGATTGGAGCAGGCTCTCTGGTAGCTCGAAGCCATGTGCTCCGATCATTGATGGCTGCGATGATGTCTTCTTGTGCCAGCCTGTCGTCGGAAAGAACTTGAATCGTCTTCCGGTGAACGGCGATGTACCGCGAAGAGATATCACTAGCCAGCCCAAGCCGATCGAAGTCAGCCTTGGGTATTTTAGTTTTTAGCAGCGCCTCCACAAACCGCTGGCGAGCCGATGATTCCGCGGGAGCGTCGTTCAAAAGTGCCACCATGCCGTCGAGTTTCGCCGTTTTCCCGACTTCGAGCTCCGCGAGGGCGGCTTCGAGAAACTGTTGCTTGGCTTTCTGGCCCACCAAATCTCTGAGCGCCGGAAGGCCGGCCGCAGTTGAAATGAAGTCGGTGTTCGCCCGAGCTTTGATTGCCATTTCGATTTCAACGTGGCGCGCTTTCGGAAGCAGGCCACGGGTAGCAGCCAAAGACGCCGAACGCCGCAAGTTGGCCAAATAGTGGGCGCTGACGCTTCCACTGATTTCCGCCTTTAACTCGTTTGCGAGCTTTTCCGGGTGATCCGGATATTTTTCCAGCGCGGCCTTTGTGGCTTCCATGCTTGCATTGTCCACCCCAAGGATCGTTGCGCGCAGCCAGTTGCCCGCAAGCAGCTCTTGCTCGGCTGCCGGCACGATCCTGCTTGACCCGCAGTTCGCAAGGCTAAGCACGAGCGCAGCGGCTATCACCAGCTTCAGTGCGCGCATCCTCTCCCCCTTTGCTCTCTTCTGTTGTCCAAGATGCCAGAAGCGGCGCACGTGGTCTGTAACCATTCCGTTGACATTTCCGGTTGACGCTTGTCCCCGCTTCGGTTACATCTTGTCCCCCAGAGACCCGCGGCGACGAGGTAGGCCGCACTCCCCCGGCAAAGGCTTCGGCCAAGCCGGCGGCCGGCAGGAGCCAGCGGCTCCGCGGGTCTCCAGCAACCAGGGAGGTCCGCATGTCCATCAGCCTTCGCATCAATTCCCAGGCCGCCGCCGCTGTCGGGCTCGACGCCGACCAGCTCGACGCGCTCACCCGCGATCTGATCTGCAGGACGAGCTTCGCCGACCTGATGGCGACCGACGAGCACTACCACCCGACCATGCGCGTCGACATCGACCCCCGCTATGCGCAGCTCGCCCGGGCCTTCAATGAGGCCGCCGAACTCATGGGGCAGAGCCGTCGCGCCTGGACGCCGGCCTACTCCGACAAGCAGCGCAAGGCCCTGGAGCAATTCGGGCTGCGGGCGGCGTGAGCCGTCCCCGCTGACTGCGGCAGGCGCTCCGTCGGGACCGGCTCGCTCCCCTTGAGCCATCCCTCCCCAGCCGCCCGGCGGAGCGCCTTCCCCAGTCAGCCTCTACGAGAGGGAGCAGTCCCATGCTGATGATGATCACCAACCACGGCCACCAGCGCCCGACCCCGGACGAGCTCGCCGAGCTGGAGCGCCGGTTCGATGGGCCGATCCCGGCGATCGCCCTGGACGACCTGCGCCGCGAGACGCGCCTGCCGGTCGAGGCCGAACGCAGCCGCGCCCGCACCGTCCTCGATGTGGTCGAGCTGAACCTGCGCGACGCCACCAAGCGCCTGCGCATGGCGATCGACCATCGCGCCGCTGAGGCCACGATCCGCAACGCGCGGCTGGAGGTCGCCGAGTGGATGGATCGCGTCCAGGACGCCCGCGCCGTGCTCGACGAGATCGAGGCCCTGGCGCTGATCGGAGCCGCGTCATGAGCACCCACAACTTCCTCCCCGCCTCCAGGGCCGTGATGTCCTGCCTCGACCAGATCGCCGACGGCACCGCGCCCGAGTCGCTGATCCCGCTGTGGGCCGACGCCGCTCGCCGCGAGATGGAGAACCTGAACCGCCAGCTCGAGGTCGCGCATGCCGAGCTGCGCGCCATCCGACAGGGGACCGCGTCATGACGAAGCAGATCATGTCCTTCAGCTGCGCCGACTACGCCATCCCCGCCCCGACCTGGGCCGAGTCCGCCGCCGAAGACGGCGTGATCGAGGAGCGCACGGGCGAGGAGACCGAGGTCGTCTGCGTCGTCGGGCATCCCGATCTGCCGCTGAGCGAGCGCGACCGGCGCAACAAGGCGCTGCTCCTGTCGGCGCCGGCGATGCTGGCGGCGCTGAAGAAGGCCGAGGCCTTCGCCGAGCAGATGCGCAGCGGCGTTCGGTTCTCGGATCGCGCCGCGGCGGCCGATCGGCTGCTGACCACGATCCGCGCCGCGCTACCGGACGAGGGAGGCGCCTGATGTGCCCGCTCGCCCTCACCATCACCGCATGGCGCCGGCTGGCGCTGGACATCGTCACCGGCCGGCGGCCGAGCACGACCAGCCAGCGGCATGTGGCCTGGCTGTTCCTGCGCCAGCACGGGGTGGCGTGATGCATCAGGCCCCCGACGCCTACGATCAGTTCATCCGCGCGAAGATCAGGATGGCACCGGCCTCCGGCTTCAGCGTGGACCCGGCCGAGGTCAACCCGGCGCTCAAGCCCCACTGCAAGGACATCGTCCGCTGGGCCTGCGACGGCGGCCGTCGCGCCATCTTCGCCCGCTTCGGTCTGCACAAGACGGCGATGCAGTTGGAAATCATGAGGCTGGTGCTGCGCAAGATCGGCGGCCCGGTGCTCATCGTGCTGCCGCTGGGCGTGCGTCAGGAGTTTGTTCGCGAAGCGGCCGAACGCTTCACCGGCGACTTCGCCCTGCGCTGCCGGTTCATCCGCACGGCCGCAGAGGTCGATGCCGACGCTCCCGATCTGGTGCACCTGACCAACTACGAGACGATCCGCGAGGGCAAGCTCGATCCGGCGCTGTTCATGGCCACCAGCCTGGACGAGGCCGACGCGCTGCGCAGCTACGGCTCGAAGACGTTCCAGCAGTTCCTGCCGCTGTTCTCGGAGGTCCGCTACCGCTTCGTCGCCACGGCGACGCCGGACCCGAACCGCCACAAGGAACTGATCCACTACGCCGGCTTCCTCGGCATCATGGATACCGGCCAGGCGCTGACGCGATTCTTCCAGCGCGACAGCAGCAAGGCCAACAACCTCACCCTCTATCCGCACAAGGAGCGCGAGTTCTGGCTATGGGTGCATAGCTGGGCCTGCTTCCTGCAGCGGCCCAGCGACCTCGGCTATTCGGACGAAGGCTACGATCTGCCGCCGCTGGTCGTGCGCTGGCACGAGGTCCAGAGCGACCTCGCCGCCGGCGGCGCCGAGAACAACGGCCAATACCGGCTTATGCGCGACATGGCCATGGGCGTCATCCAGGCCGCAGCGGAGAAGCGCGACAGTCTGGCAGCGCGCGTCGCCAAGCTGGCCGAGATTAGGACGGCGGCGCCGGACGAGCACTTCCTTCTCTGGCACGACCTTGAGGACGAGCGCCGCGCGATCGAGGCGGCGCTGCCCCAGGCGCTCAGCGTCTACGGCAGCCAGGATCTGGAGCTTCGCGAGAGCCGCGTGATCGACTTCGCCGAGGGCCGGATCACCGACCTCGCCGCCAAGCCGGTGCTGGCCGGCGCCGGCTGCAATTTCCAGCGCCACTGCCACCGCGCGATCTTCGCCGGCGTGGGCTTCAAGTTCCGCGACTTCATCCAGGCCGTCCACCGCATCCAGCGCTACGGCCAGGAGCACACCGTCGAGATCGACATCATCCATTCAGAGGCCGAGCGCGAGGTCGTGCGCGACCTCAAGGCGAAGTGGGCCCAGCACGAGGAGAAGACCGAGAAGATGACCGAGATCATCCGCGAGTTCGGCCTCGCCCACCTGCCGATGCGCGAGGTGCTCGAGCGCACCATCGGCGTCGAGCGGATCGAGGTGTTGGGCGAGCGCTTCAAGGTCGCGAACAACGACGCCGTCGACGAGGCGCGCCGCTGGCCGACCAACAGCGTCGACCTGGTTGTGACCTCGATCCCGTTCTCGAACCACTACGAATACACGCCGAGCTACAACGACTTCGGCCACACCGACGACAACCAGCACTTCTGGGCGCAGATGGACTTCCTGACGCCCGAGCTGCTGCGGATCCTGCGCCCTGGCCGACTGGCCTGCATCCACGTCAAGGACCGGATCCTGTTCGGCAACGTCACCGGCGCCGGCTTCCCGACCGTGAGCCCGCTGCATGCCGAGGCGATCTTCCACTTCCGGCACCACGGCTTCGAGTTCGCCGGCATGATCCACGTCAACACCGACGTAGTTCGCGAGAACAACCAAACCTACCGGCTGGGGTGGTCGGAATGCTGCAAGGACGGCACCAAGATGGGCGTCGGCAGCTCCGAGTACGTGCTGTTGATGCGCAGGCCGCAGAGCGATCGCTCGAAGGGCTACGCCGACGTGCCGGTGCGGAAGGAGAAGGCGCAGTACTCGCGCGCCCGCTGGCAGGTCGACGCCCACGCCTTCTGGAGATCGAGCGGCAACAGGCTGCTGAGCGCCGAGGAGATGGCCGGCTTCGGCCCCGACCGTCTGGCGAAGATGTTCACCGAGTTCAGCCTGTCGGGCGTCTACGACTACGAGTTCCACGTCCGCATCGGCGAGGAACTGGACGCCCGCGGCGCTCTGCCCAGCACCTTCATGGCGCTGGCGCCCGGCAGTCATGACCCGAACATCTGGCACGACGTCAACCGTATGCGCACGCTCAACGGCGAACAGGCCCGGCGCAACGTCGAGCAGCACATCTGCCCGCTGCAGTTCGACATCGTCGACCGGCTGATCGACCGGTTTTCGAACCCCGACGAGCTGGTCTACGACCCGTTCGGCGGGCTCATGACCGTGCCCTACCGGGCGATCCTGAAGGGCCGCCGCGGCGCCGCTTCCGAGCTCAACACCGCCTACTTCTTCGACGGCGTGCACTACCTGCAGGCTGCCGAGCGCGAGAAGTCGATGCCGTCGCTGTTCGACCTCGCTGGTGGCGACGACCGGAGCGCCGCGTGATGCCCGCCCTCCGCCTCCTCGCCGCCTTCATTCGCAACGCCACCACCGCCTTCCGCCAGGCGCGCATCAAACGCCGCCAGCGCCGGGCCCACCAGAGGAGCTGGTCGTGAGCGACAAGACCCCTGCCCCGCCGCCGGGGATCCATGAGGACCGGCCGGCCGAGGACTACCACGCTGACTCGGCCGTGAGCCGCTCGGTGCTGTGGAGGGTCTACAGCAAGAGCCCGGCCCACGCTCGTTTCGGCGAGCGGAAGGAGACCAACGCGCTCGACCTCGGCCACGCGATCCACACGGCGATTCTGGAACCCCACGAGTTCGAGCGCCGCAACATCCGTGGTCCCGAGGATCGCCGCGGCAACAAGTGGAAGGACGCCGTCGCCGAGGCTGAGGCCTCCGGCAAGCTGCTGCTGACCGCCGGCGACTACGACCAGGTGAAGCGCGTCCGCGACGCCGTGCACGACTACGGCTTCATCAACCGCATCATCTGCGGCAACGACGCGCTGGTCGAGCACTCGGCCTACTGGCGCGACGAGGCGACCGGGCTGCTGTGCAAGTGCCGGCCCGACCTGGTGCGGCCGAACCTCGGCGTCATGGTCGACGTCAAGTCGTGCGCCAGCGCCAACGCCCGCGAGTTCGCCGCCAGCGTCGCCCGCTACGGCTACCACTTCCAGGACGCCTGGTACCGCGACGGCTGGGAGTCCGCCGGCGGCACCGCCTGCATCGGCTTTGTCTTCATCGCCATCGAGAAGGAGCCGCCGTTCGAGGTGGCCGTGTTCGAGCTCGAGGCCGCGGCGACCGAAGAGGGCCGGCTGATCGGCCGCAAGGCGCTCGACACCTACGCCCGTTGCCAGGCCGCCGACGAGTGGCCCGGCTACCCGCGCGAGGTCCAGATCATCAACCTGCCCCGCTGGGGCTACCAGGAAATTACCGAAGCCCAGGAGGCCGCAGAATGAACCAGGTTGCTACCAACACCGCCCAGCAGGGCAAGCCGCCGTCCCTGATCCAGCAGGTTCGCGGCGACATCCAGCGCATGGAGGGCGAGTTCGCCTCCGCCCTGCCCGGTCATGTCAAGCCCGAGAAGTTCGTGCGCACGGTTCTCACGGCCGTGCAGTCGAACCCCGACGTGCTGCGCGCCTGCACGACCGCGGAGGGACGGCGCTCCCTGTACTCGTCGGCGATGAAGGCCGCGGCCGATGGCCTGCTGCCCGACGGCCGGGAATCGGCGTTCGTCACCTTCGGCGGCAAGGACGGCGCCCGCGTCCAGTACATGCCGATGGCGCAGGGCCTGATGAAGACCATGCGCAACAGCGGCGAGATCGAGAGCATCGCGGCGCGCGTCGTCTACACCAACGACCGGTTCGAGTTCGTGATGGGCGACGAGGAGAAGATCATCCACGAGCCGGCGCCCCTCGATCAGGAGCCGGGCGCGGCGATCGGCGCCTACTGCGTCATTCGGCTGAAAGGCGGCGACTGCATCCGCGAGGTGATGCGCAAGGCCGAGATCGAGAAGGTGCGCAACGTCTCCCGCGCCAAGAACGCCGGCACCTGGTCCCAGTGGTGGGAGGAGATGGCCCGCAAGACGGTGCTGCGCCGCGCCTACAAGTACGCGCCGAAGTCGGCCGACGTCGACCAGATGCTCGAGCACGACAACGCCGGCTACGACCTGGACCGTCACGAGGCGCACAACAAGCGCAGCGCCGCGGCGATCCTGAATGGCCTCGGCAGCGCCGCCGAGCCGGCGCACGATCCGGATACCGGCGAGATCATCGACGGCGAGTACAGCGAGACCGGCGACCAGCCCGACGAGTCCCTCGAAGCCGACCGACGCCACCTCGAGCAGATGTCCGAGCAGCCGATCCCGGCCCAGCAGACGCAGCCGCAGCGCCAGGCCGAGAAGGTCGAGCAGCCGAAGGCCTCGGGCGACCCGATGGACATCCCGCCGCACCTCGACCGCCGCGGCAAGACCGCCGAGCAGCCCAAGGCCGCGGCGCATCCGTTCGCCGCCGACATCGCCAACCTGCGCGGCGCCACCAGCCTCGCCGACCTGACCAAGCGCTGGAACCAGCTCGACCCCGACGCCGCCGGGGACGCCGACGTGAAGGCCGCGGCCGACGAGGCCCGCGAGAAGCTGCAGGGCGAGGAGTGACGGGGATGGACGAAACGACCTTCCGCACCGGACGAAACCCCGACGGCACCCCGCTGCAGCATGACGCGATCGCTGGCGACCAGCCGCGCGGCGAGTGGGTGATGCTGGAAATTTTTGGGCATCGCCGCCACTGGGGCCTGCTGACCGAGATCGAGCGCTTCGGCACCAAGCTCGCGCGCATCGACGAGTTCGTGCCCGACACCGCCGACCCGGTCGCCACGCATTTCTATGGAGGCGGCTCGATCTTCAGCGTCACCCCGGTGACCGAGGAGACGGCGCGCAAACAGGTGGCATGGCAGCACCCGCGACCGGCGGTGCAGAGCCTGCCGCCGCAGGCCTTCGATCCGGACTTTGACGAGATCGAGGAGCTCGACGCCGATGCCTGACCGCACCGCCCACCCCCAGCGCTTCCGCGTCATCGGCTATAAGACCGGCCCCGACGCGCCGATCAAGAAACTGCCGGCCGCCTACCTCGTCGACCACCTGCCGACGGCCGAGCAGCTGCGCGCGATCACCGGCAGCGCCTCGGCCTATCTGCGGCCGGTCTACAACATCCTCGGCGACGGCCACGAGCACCTGCGCTGCCCGATCTGCTTCCCGCGCGCCGGGGAGATGATTGACCAGCGCGTGGCGCCGGGTGCCTGACAAAGCCAAGGTTTGGGAGACGACGAGATGAGCATCGGCCAGACCTTTTCAGCCGCGCGCAAACCCTCTGAATAACCAGGTTAATTAGACAATGCTTGAGCTACGCCCGATCACGCGCGACGAAGCATTCCCGTTCATCCGCGAGTACCATCGGCACCACAACGTGCCGGTCGGCTGGTTGTGGGCGCATGGGGTGCAGGATCAGGATGGACGGTTGGTCGGCGTCGCAATCGTCGGCCGCCCGGTGGCGCGAGAGTATGACGACGGCTTGACCTGCGAGGTGACGCGCCTCGCCACCAACGGTTTCCCGAACGCTTGCTCGATGCTCTACGGCGCCGCGTGGCGTGTGGCGCAGTCGAAGGGCTATCGCCGCATCCTGACCTACATCCTTGGTAGCGAAGACGGCGCCACCCTCCGAGCTGCCGGCTGGCAACTGCTCGGGCATGTGAAGGGGCGCAGCTGGGATTGCCCGTCGCGCCCGCGAACCGACAAGCATCCGACCGAAGATAAGCAGCGGTGGGGCAAGGGGGCGTGGCGCGAACTGGCCGCCGCCCTGGCCTCCGCTTAACCAAGGTTATTTGTACCCACTCTAAATTGTGAGGGTGCCATGCGCATCGAACAGCTTCCGACCACCGCCGCAGCCTTGCCGATCGCGCTTTTCGCGACCGCGCTGGACGCCGCCGGCTACCACTACCACGCGACTTTGTTGATGGTCGCGCTGTCGGTCTGGCTTGCCGAGCAAGCGGGCGCGATGGCGCCGACCCAGGGGAGGTGCTGACCATGGGCCTGTCATGCTCCTGCGACTACGAATGGGACGGCGACGGCTGGTGCTACACCGGCGACACCCACTACGCCCCGCTCGCCCGCAAGCGCTCCGTCAAGTGCTGCTCCTGTGGCGCCAAGATCGCGCCCGGCGAAATGGCAATGGCGCATCACCGCATGCGCGCCGCGAGCAACGACACTGAGGAGCGCATCCACGGCGACGAAGTACCGATGGCGCCCTGGTGGCATTGCGAGCGCTGCGCCGACCTGTACCTGTCGTTGACCGAGTTGGGCTACTGCGTCGGCCCGCACGACGACCAGCGCGAGTTGGTCCGCGAATATGCCGAGATGAAGCAGAGCGAGCGATGGGCCGCCGCCGACCGGCGCCTCGCGCTCACGGAAGCGCCGATGCTCGGGTGCTTGGATGCCCGTCGTGCCGATCCGTGACTTTCCGCGCGAGTGCGTGTGGCGCGCGAGTCCGACCTGGTGCAAGTACTGCTCCTCCTTTGGCGTCTGCAAACTGGCCGTATCTGAAAAACGGCTGGCTTCCTAGAGCGCTGAAAAACCAAGGTTTAGGAGACGCCATGAAACACGAACACGACATCAAGGCGCCGGATGGCGCCTTGCTCGGCGGCTTGCGCCTAGTTCGTCCGGATGGAACCATCCTGTTCCAGCGAGGATGGTGGCAAGCCCCAATGGAATGGGCGGGTCTGGAGGTGTGGGTTCACTGCACCGATGGCGGAGCGGGCGACTTGGAAGTCGCGCCACCTGGACAGCACATCTATTCCGCTCAACTGGCTGGAACCACTGTCGCCTGCCCCCGCACCGCCCGACCCGACGCGAAACCGGGATACCGCCGCCCATCGCACAAGGCTTGGTCGCAGCGCCATAGCTCGCCAGCAAGCCTCTGAATAACCAAGGTTTAGGAGAGCGCCGTCATGGGCGAGAACAGCAAGATCGAGTGGACCGACGCCACCTGGAACCCGACCGTCGGGTGTTCGGTGGTCTCGGCCGGGTGCAAGCGCTGCTATGCGATGCGCGAGGCGGCGCGGCTGGCGCGGATGGGCGGCAAGGTCGGCGAGAAGTACGCCGGCCTGACGACCGAGACCAATGCCGGGCCGGTGTGGAACGGCACGGTGCGGCTGCATGAGGCCTCGCTCGACCAGGCGCTCCGTTGGAAGCGGCCGCGGCGGGTCTTCGTCAATAGCATGTCGGACCTCTTCCACGAAGCACTGAGCCATCACGACCAGGACAAGGTGCTGGCGGCGATGATCGAGGCGCCGCAGCACGTCTACCAGATCCTCACCAAGAGGTCGGAACGGGCGCTCGCCTACTTCCTGGACCTGCCCCGGCGTCGGCGCGAGCTGGGATGCCATTCCGGCCTGGATTGGACCGACTTTCCGCTGGGCAACATCCTGCTCGGCTGCACGGTCGAGAACCAGGCGGCGGCCGACGAGCGCCGGGAAGCGATGCGCCGCCTGGCCGAGCTGGGTTGGCGCGTGTGGGTGTCCTACGAGCCGGCGCTGGGCCCGGTCGACTGGCGCGGCTGGGAGTTCCTATCGTGGCTGGTCTGCGGCGGCGAGAGCGGCCCGAACGCGCGGCCGATGCATCCGGCCTGGGCGCGGTCGGCGCGGGACTGGAGCCAGGCGGCGGGGGTGCCGTTCTTGTTCAAGCAATGGGGGGAGTGGGGCCCCGCTGGCCACCGCGTCGGCAAGGCCAAGGCCGGCCGACTGCTCGACGGCCGCGAACACCTCGCGATGCCGTCATGAAGGCCATCACCCTGCACCAGCCCTGGGCATCGCTGATCGCCTGCGGCGCCAAGCCGTTCGAGACGCGCTCGTTCCCGCCGCCGCGCAAGCTGATCGGGCAGAGGATTGCTATCCACGGCGCGAAGCGGCCGATGCGAGCGGCCGAGATCCAGGCGCTGATGAAGGAGGTCATGAGCCCCGGTGGCCCGACCCGCGCCGCCGCCTTTGATGTGCTGGCGCGGCAGCTTCCCCTCGGCGCCGTCGTCTGCACCGTCACCCTGACCGGCGCCTATCGCCTCGGGGAGAACCGCCAGGCTCATTGGAAGGGCCTCCTGCAGGGCGTCGCCGAAGTCGTTGAGGTGATGCCGGGCTCGCGCAGCATCGACTCGATGGTGCCGATCGACCCTTTCGGCGACTACAGCCCGGGCCGTTGGATCTGGCGCTGCGAGGACGTCCGCCGCTTGGCCCAGCCGCTGCCGTGGACCGGCAAGCAGGGGTGGTTCGAAGTGCCGGATGAGATGGTGGGAGACGTGGTCCATGGCTGACCTGCACCCACTGCTCACCCGCGACATCAGCCCGGCGTTCACACCAAGTCCGCGCGATGCCGAGCTCATGGAAGACGTGATCCGATTTGAAGCTACTGACGGCGCGATCAAGCGCTTCGTCGAAGTCTGCGACCAGCTGACGGATTACGGCTACTGGTTCGGCCTTTCGACGCTCTGGGTGAGCTACAGCGGCTGGTCCGACCTGGAGCTCTGGAAGCTTCTGTTCCAGGCGCCGCGACGCCTGCGCCGGCTCAGCATCATGAAGCCGTCCGAGCTGCGGGCGTTCGATGCCCTGCCGAAGGTCATCACCGCCTATCGCGCCCACCGCCCCAACGAGAAGGACTGGATCAGCTACACGCTCGACCCGGTGACCTGCGCGAAGTTCGCCGCCTGGCGCGACGTCGACAGTTTCTCTGAATACCGGCTGCGCAAGGTCGATTGCCTGGCACTGTTCCTGCGCCGCGGCGAGAAGGAGCTGCTGATGCTGGAGCCGACCAAGGCGCGATTCGTGAAGCAGTGGAGCGTGCAGATGCGGAAGGAGGGGGGCGCCGATGGCTGAACCTGCCCACGACCCCCTCAAGCTCTACACCGTCGCCGAGCTGGCCGAGCGCCTCGGCTGCTCCACCGACACCATCTATGCCGCACTCGACGATCTCGGCTATGATCAGGGCCGCGGGCGTGGGCGCGTCATCCGGCTCACGCTCGGCGACGCCGTGCGCATCAGGGACCACCTCGCATGCCGCTCAAGCTGTACCCACCGGGAACCCGCAACAACCCGACCTGCTACTACGCGGTCGGACGCATCCTTGGGAAGTACGTCGAGGTCAGCACAGGTGAGACGAACGCGCGCGCTGCTCGAAGGCGTGCGGACGCCATCGCCAAGGTCATCCGGAACGACATCCTCCAGCAACGTCGTGAAGCTGCCGAAGCGCCGGTAGCCGCGCCGCCGGCGCCGACGACCTTCGCCACGGTGGCGGCTGACTACATGGCGGCCAAGGGCATCGCCGAGGGCAATGAGCGCTACTACATCGACAAGTTGGTCGCCGAGCTGGGCCACCTCGATGTGGCGGCCGTCACCGGCGCCGACATTGCGAAGGCCGCCCGCGCCCTGTACCCCACCCATGCAGCCACGACGCTGAACCGCCAGGCCTACACGCCGGCGGCGGCGATCCTGCATTGGGCGGCCGAGGTGGGCTTGCGGGACTATGTCCGGATCCGGAAGCTGCGCGAGGACAAGCCGAAGGCCCGGCGCCCTGCGCCCGGCGCGATCGAGCGGCTGGTGGCAGAGACCGAGGGCCGGCAACGCCTGCTGCTGATCATGCTGTGGGCGCAGGGCTGGCGCATCTCGGAGGCCTTGCGCATCACCTGGGAGGATCACGTCCGGCTGGCCGACATGGAGTTCGACCTGCAGGTGACGAAGGCGCGGACATGGAAGGTGGTGCAGATGCACCCGGACGTATTCGAGGCTCTGGCCGCGGTGCCGGCGCCGGAGCGCAAGGGGCGGCTGTTCCCGTGGCGCGACCGCTTCGCCGTCTATCGCTGGCTGAAGCCGCTGTGCAAGAGCTTGGGCGTGACCTTCACCCCGCACCAGGCGCGGCACGCCTTCGCGTCGGACCTCAACGCCGCCGGCGCCACCGACGCCGACCTGGTCAATGCCGGTTCCTGGACGTCGCCCAAGGCCATCGCCCGATACACCGAGGTCGACCGGCATCACGCTCGCGCGACGCTGGCCAAGCGGGGCAGCCTGAAGAAGGCTGAGGGCTGA